AACCCCATGATACTTCATTGCCTCCACTACAGCTGCCTTCTCTTCTTGTGACCACTGCTCTGTCTCTTGTAACTGCTGCGTTGGACTGTGATGAACTTGCAGCCAAATTAAACCAAGTGTCCACAGGAACAAGAACAGAGCTACTGTGAGTCCTGTTTTCACTTTCTCCTCCATTACTCAGTCATCTCCTTGAGAGCTTCCAGAATTTCTTCCTCAGACTTTCCATCCTTTCGCATCAGTTCTACCATACGAATAACTTCTGGATCGAAAGTCTTTTTAACTGGAACTGGTTCTCCAGTAACTGGATCGAACTCGTAGAGTTCACTGACTTCTCGTTTATAAACTCTGATAAAAAGCTGATCTCCGTGCGAGTATTTCGAGATGCCAATATCTTCAACAATACTGAACTTCTCTTTCAGCTTTTTTCTCATGTGAAACGCCATAGTTCTGATTGATTCCTGGTGTCCTTTATTCAGGCACGGGATCAGAACAGTAGTTTCTTCGAGAATTACTTTCTTGATTGCATCTTCAATTAACATTACTCGCCTCACTTCTACAGATGAAATCGAATTGCAATCTTCGATTTCTGGTAGATTTCTACTGCAACTCTGTTATTGAGGTACTGTTCAACTTCAAGAACTGTCTTGGCAAACTCCTCATCATTCTTAGTGAATCCGTGTATAATCACCTTACCAGTTCGCTTCTCAAACTTTTCTGTTTCTTTCTCAGACATTGTTAAACCTCCTTTTAGCTAAATCATTCATTCTTGCGTGAAATGTTCGACTCCAAGCTTCAGCCCAGTGCTCGCGCTCAGCTACAGTACCTGACGCTTTATCTCCATGCTCGTCGTTAGCTGTAGCTTCAGCGAATGCAATCAAGTAATTCCGTTCAACAATGTAGCTTGGATCAAACTCCTTTGGCGGGGTGATCCTTTTCAGAATCTGGCCACTCTGCGGATCTTTGATAATCAGTTCAGCATATTCCACTTTCTCACCTCCTTTCTGCAGCTCTGATGTTGTCTAAAGCACTGCGAATCATATCACTATAACCAATGATTCCGTGCCAGTTAAGGAACTTGTCAAAGGCTTCGTTTGGGGACAGCCTACTGATCTTCTTGATTGTACTTTCGTCACCAGCATCAAGATCCATGTTGTTGGCTATAGCTTCCAAGACATTGTCTCTCAGCTCATTTGCATCTAACATGCTTACCTCCTATTCTTTCGTCTGGATTCAGCCTGCATACGCAAGCGATTCTTCCGAACCTTCCACCTTTTTCTTGGCATAAATGACTTGGCTATACCAGTAAAGTCAGGAATACCTGGTGTCGGGACATACTCCTTAATTCTATCTTCCAGGCTACTCATTCTTTGTTCACCTCCTTCCTACAAACGATTTCAAGTACTCCCGAACTGCCTTAGCCTCCGGGTGTCTCCAATGAGTGATGTTATTCAGAATGTAAAGACACTGAACCCTCAGCGCCTCGCCGGATAACTTTTCTGCAGCAAGACAGTAGTCCACTGCATAATTAAGACTCGTTCCGAGCGATTTCTTATCAGCAAGAATCACATCCATGACCAGTCTTTTGACTTCACTCTCCTCAGTCAACATCATCCTTACCCTCCTTCATTGTTTAGAGTATTATACCACACTCAATCGTAGTTGTCAACAAGTATTTCGTAGTTACGTCGTATTTAATGTAGGTTGTAACCATGTGTCCTTGTGACCCTGTGACAATGTAACACCCATAGGCGTGTACCATTATTTATTGACCTACTTAGTTCCAGTCAGTGTTTATTATTGCTGAGACTTCTAAGTCTTATTTCTTTCTATCTTAGTTCTATTCCTTATATAATATATATATACTTATATATATATAAATATATACATATATAGACAAGCCAGAACACTTAAAGGAAACTACTTAAAAGAACAAGACTGAGACAGGCATTACTGAGAAGAACTCAGTAATAGTTACAGAGGGTCAATAGAAATGGGTACACGCCCGACCCGATTACATTGTCACAGTGCCACAGGCTCACTATTGTCACTATTGTCACATGGTCAATTATTGACCATTCTTAGATCAGCTCAGTGATATAATCAAAGATGAAGGCAAATATCTTAATATACAAGTCCTTGACCTCACTAAGCTGTTGACTAACTGGAGCATCGTTCAGTAACATCATTCCCAGAGTGAAGGCAACCGCTATCCACAGTAAACCCCCAAGCCCCAGCAAGGTATTAGCCAGCCCGACTTCGTTACTTGTCTTCATTTGCTTAACTCCTTTCTCAGTTCTTCGGAACATCTTGAACAGATGCCGTGACTCTTACCGGTGATTCCTTCCCCAGACTTCGCCTCGATGAACTGTCTGCACCAGGCGCAGTAAACCATTATCACTCCTGGCTTTGGCTCCAGAGCTTTCTTGATTACTTCCAATGTTTCTTCGGTCACTGGTCTCACCTCCGTTCAGTGAAATAGTCGATTATTGACCTTTCTTAATCGTTCATGCTTTTCAGTGAGGGCAGGAGGTTCTATGTCCAATTACAGTGAGCTTTAAGCAAGCTTATAATATACTCCAGCGGAAATTCTGTTACTCTTCCTATCTGCACAAACCTTCTGTTAGCCATCTTCTGAAATTGTTTCAGGCTTGTATTAAAAAGTTTGTATTGAAACTCCTCTCCATCATTTACCTTAACCTCTGCGAAGATCATATTTACCTCCTTGTTCCTGCCCTCCACAATGCACCTCTCTGGTTAAACTACTTTTTGATTTTCTTCGTCGCGTTCGCTGCGACTTCCAACAATTCCTGTAATTTCTTTTCGTCAGCCTCTGTGAACGGTTCCTGTCCCGGAAACTTAGACATTGCCTGTTTCATGATCAGGCCATTCAGACTGACCTCTTTCACCAGTTCTTTCATGCTCGCCAGCATCTTTTTGTTTTCGCTGGCCCCTGTCGCGTTCACTCTGTCGCCAGTCCACTTACCCTCAAGAAGTTCAGCGTATTTATCTTTTGCTCGCTGAATTTTCCCTCCGACTTGGCCGACCTCACTCGCGCCAGTGTCCATGAGTTTCTGCTTGACGGCATACACGAAAGCCTGTTTCCCTGCGTCAGGAATTGCTTGCCAGTCTTGGATAAACAAAACTTTCAGCAGTTTCGCCATATCAAACTCAGCCTCAATTTCGATAGGCGTGTTTTTCGCGTCTCCCTCCGCCATCTTGGACAGCTTCAGGATTGAACCGTCTAACGACCATTTAACCAGTTTTTTCGCCATGATGCACTCTCCTTTCAAAAGTCTGTGAGAGGTGCATAATGGAAGGCATGAACTTTGCCAGTCAGGTTATGTAACACCTGCCGATATTCCCTGCCGGATGAACCGGAAACTTTTGTCAGGCGTTTCGCCGTTTCGGTTCGCGTCAGGTCGTATGTCAATGAACATGCCTTTGTATAATGCACTCCCCATGCCAACATTGCAACTGGTTGAAATCATTGAGGATTTTGATTTCCGGCATCTGGCACATTCGACAAAATTGTCGAGCGTTTACCGCTGGCTTCCGGCAAAAGCTCAATGATTTCGGTACGTTATCACGCCTGACAAAAACGTCGAGCCATTCGACAAAAACGTCGAGGGATTTTGTGTATAACAGAGGATTGCAAATTTCATGCCTGACCGGATCAATGTCTGAATTGCGTGCCGGCACAGATTTTGCATGGAAAAATCTTTCATCGAAAACGGCTGGTCAAACTGAGGGAGGGTACGTGGGCCAAGCCAGTCGCCTACGCGCCAAAGATTGAGCCCCATTTTCCCCAAAGACAAAATTTCATAAGATCATCTGAGACCAAACTTTAGTGTAGAGAAGGTCAAACCTACAATAAATTAGTTGACTTTCTTTAAAAAATGTGATACGACTATAGGTATGAATGGGAAAGTAGACACCACTGAAACTGCGTTAACAAAGATTTTTGAAAGACGAGATCCCGGAGAGGTAATCTTCAAACGGGACTTCAGGAAACTGGTAGCAACGTATAGGTGCTCGGCAAGTGAGGATGAAGAACTTGCTTGTACGAGATACAAGCCAAACGGGAAAGGTTGCTGTTACGCAGTTGAAGAATTCGGAATGAAGACTTGTCATGGAGTAAGTTAATGGGCGGAGAAGGAAGCGGTAGACCAGAAGCATACGTGGATATGGAAGCAGTTCTTGATCTGCTTTCACGCGGAGAGAAACCTCCCGCGATCGCTGATATCTTTGGTATCTCCGCCGTGACGCTGCGTAAGCGTATTGCAGATCTTCAGCAAAAGCAGGGTCTCCTGCTCCAGTACCGCGTGATTCAATCACTCCAATTAACTGAGCTACAGGCCCGAGTCCTTGAAGCTATCACACCAGAAAAAATAAACTCCGCGCCACTTCGAGACCTTGTCATGTCTTATAAGATATTGAAAGACAAGGAGTTGAATATCGAAGGGAAGCCGAGTGAAATCAAAGGGCTTGTAGCTCACTTGATTTATATGGAGAAGCAGGAAGCTGCGTTGAAGAGTGGCACCCCGGCCCCAGAAACCTTTACAGATGCGCAATACGATGAGACAAATACTGAGGACGAGAACGGGGAGTGTAAGGATCTTGCACTCCTCGATGATCAGGATTTTTAACAGTCAAATGGTCAATAATTGACTATTCTGGTGGGTCATGATTGAAGCTACTTACAGGCAACGTCTTCTACCCGGTTTGACGACCTGGACAGTCACGGGTTCAGTCATGACCACCGGGTGACTGGAATAAAAACCGGGTCGGCGCTTTAGCGCCGCTTTACTGCATTGCGTGAGAGTATAATGGAAATACCAGTAACTAACATTAATAAAGCTGTCGTGAACAAGTTGAAGGAGTGGAAGGAATCTCCTCTTCAATTTGTTAAGGAGTGTATACGAGCAACTCCTACTGAGCAGCAAATTGAGTTACTGTTAAACATAGCAAAGGAAAAGAGAATCACAGTTCGAAGTGGTCACGGCTGTGGGAAAGATGGAAGCGCAAGTTGGATTATCTTGTGGTTCATGACTACCAGACCATATGCGAAGGTAGCTTGTACCGCGCCGACAAACAGGCAGTTGCGTGATATTCTGATGGCAGAGTTGTCTAAGTGGCTTAGACAGTCGACCATTGCTGAGGAGTTCAAAGTTCAGAAGGATATTATCTTTCATAAGGAAGCTCCTAAGGAATGGTGGACGAGATTTATCTCTCCTTCAGTTCGTGCAACAAAGGAAGAACAAGCTGAAACACTTGCTGGTCTTCACAGTGACCATCTTCTGATAATCGTTGATGAAGCATCTGGTGTTCCTGACCCGACATTTATTCCACTTGAAGGTGCAATGACACAGTCAGATAACAAGGTCCTTCTGATCGGGAATATGACGAAGAATTCTGGTTACTTCTATGATACGCACTTTCATGCCACGATCTCTAAAGATTGGTGTAAGATTCACTGGGATTCCAGAAACTCTTCGATTGTTGATAAGTCAATGCCTGAATACTTTGCTCGAAAGTATGGAGTTGACTCGAACGTATTTAGGATTCGTGTTGAAGGAAATCCTCCACTTCAAGATGAGAATACTCTTATTCCTTTGTGGACTGCGCAGCAGTGCATTGGGCAGGAGTTTGAAGTTGCTGAAGACGAGCCACTGTATCTTGGTGTTGACGTAGCTCGGTATGGAGATGATGCCTCGATTATTCTTCCAAGACGTGGTCTGAAGATCTTTCCTTGGGAGACATTCAGAAAGCTTAACACAATTGATCTGGGTGGATTTATTAACCAGACTTATAAAGAACTTGATGCAGATGGTTGTGCGATAGATGTTATTGGAGTTGGAGCTGGTGTTGCAGACTGGCTTGAGAAGCATAACATGAGAAATCTGTACCAAGTGAATGTAGCTCTTGCATCCAGTAATATTGAGAAGTTTGATAGACTTCGTGATGAACTGTGGTGCAAGGTTAGAGATAACTGCTTACTTGGAAAGTACTCATTTCCAAACACTAAGGTTGAGGGTGAAACTGAGACTCTTGGTGAACAACTTGCAAGTGAACTTGCTACCGTCAGATACTCCTTCAATGCTCATGGTGGGTATAAGGTTGAATCGAAGAGAGATCTGAAAAAGCGTGGTATTCCTTCTCCTAATATTGCTGATGCTCTTGGACTTACTGAGTACTTTCATAATGATGCTACGAGAGTTTTTCCTAAGGAAAAAGAAGAAGAGGTTCCTGCGCGAAATTACAGGAACGAAGGTACTGGATCTACTGCTTGGATGGGTAATTAAGATGGGACTTGAGCACGTTGAACGTCTTGAATATCATGAAGCAGGAAATATCCTTACAGTCACTTTTAAAGGTGGGACTGTGTGGGATTATCATCCAGTAAATCCTGAGGTCTATGCAGAAATTATTCGAGCAGATAGTCTTCATCGAGCTGTTAATAGGCTTATTCGAGATGGAAAGACTGTCGGAATTAAGAGAAACGTGGGGAACTAATGAGATTACCATCTGAAAAAGATAAGAAGATTCTTAAGGAAGCCCATGATCGTCTTCGAAAAGCGATAGATGAAGATGACGAGAATCGTAAGGCTGCAAAAGAAGATCTTGAGTTCGTTGCTGTAGAAGGTAAGCAATGGCCAGAGGCTATTAAAGCTGAGCGTGAGGCTGACGGAAGACCTTGTCTGACAATTAATAAGATGCCTGTTTATATTGATCAGGTTGTTGGCGATCAGAGAATGAATAGACCTTCAATGAAGGTTATTCCAGTCGATTCTAAGGCTGATCCTAAGCTTGCATTTATTCTTGGTGGGTGGATTAAGCATATTCAGCAAATTTCCAAGTCAGATATTGCCATAGATCATGGCTTTGAGCATGCAGTTGCTTGTGGGTATGGTGCTTGGAGAGTAGTTACTAAGTATACTTCTGATAGTGCCTTCGAGCAGGAAGCGTATATCGAGAAGATTGACAACGCGCTGTCTGTTTTCTGGGGTAAGCACAGTGAGTATGATTGCTCAGATGCTCAGTATTGCTTCGTTATTACTGACATGGACAAGGAAGAGTACAAGGAAAAGTATAAAGTTGATCCTATGCCCTTCAATTCAGTCAGTGATCAGTTTGTAGAAGGCTGGGCAACAAAGGATACAGTCCGTGTTGCTGAATATTTCGTAAAGGAAACACTTGAGAAGACTATCTACTTGCTTGAAGATAACAGAGTTGTAGAGAAGTTGGAAGAAGGGCAGACTCCTGTTCGTACCAGAAAGGTGCAGAGTTATAAGATTATGTGGTATCTGCTCTCTGGGGATAGGATTCTTGATTCAAGAGAGTGGCTTGGTAAGAAATATATTCCAATTATTCCTGTGTGGGGTAAGGAACTGAATGTTGCTGGTAAAAGATATATTCGTGGACTGATCAGAAATGCTAAAGATCCTCAGAGGATGTATAATTACTGGCAGTCGTGCGATACTGAGACTGTTACTCTTCAACCAAAGTCTCCGTGGCTGATTACGCCTGCTCAGATTAAGGGTCATGAGACTATGTGGAAGCAGGCACATAAGAAGAACTATCCTTACTTACTGACAAATCCAGATAAAGATGCTCCTGGATGGCCGCATAGAGAAGCTCCTCCGCAGGTTTCAAGTGCTATGGTGGAGAAGATTCGAGAGACTGATCAGGAAATTCGAGATACAGTTGGTCTACAGAAGGCTGCTCTTGGGATGCAGAGTAATGAAAGAAGCGGAACTGCAATTCGAGAGAGGAAGAAGGAAGGTGATGTTGGTACTTTTGCCTTTATAGATAATCTTTCAAGGTCATTGGAACATACTGGTCGTGTCATTGTTGACATAGCTCCAGCTCTTCTGGATACTGAGCGTATCATTCGACTTGGTCTTGACAACGGAGAGTTTGAATTTGCCTCAGTAAACATCGAAGCACCTGATGGAAGTATCCTCAATGATCTTTCGATTGGTACTTATGATGTAACAGTTACCGTTGGACCAAGTTTCACGACTCAGAGAACTGAAGCAAACCAGTCTATGAAGGAGTTTATTCAGTACTACCCGGCAGCAGCACCAGTCATTGGTGACTTGTATGCAAAGTCTATGGACTGGCCTGGAGCAGAAGAGGTTTCGCAGCGTCTTGAGTTTCTACTTCCTCCGGAAATCAAGGCAAAGAAGGCTGCGGACGCAGCGGCTAAAGCGGGTGAGCCAGCTCCGCCTCCGGCTGAACCACCCGCGCCGCCTCCTGATCCAGAAAAGGAGCTGCGTGTTCAGAATGAGCAGTTGAAGTTACAAGAGGGGCAGATCAAACTTCAGGAAATGCAAATTAAACTTCAGCAAGAGCAGGCAAAGCTTGAGGGTTTGAAGTTGAAGAATGAGCTTATGGTTACGGGATCGAAAGAAGACTTAAGAAAAATGCTTGATGAAATTGAACAAGAAGATGCAGCATCGGCTGCAGCGCCAGAAGGTGGTGAAGGAGGTCCAGATGCCGGCAGTATCTAAAGCACAGCAAAGATTAATGGCTATCGCTGAGCATGATCCTGATAAGGTGTATCCTGAGAATACAGGAGTGCTCAAGATGAAGAAGAGTCAGTTGCATGATTTTGCAAAGACTGAACGTAAAGGACTACCAAAGAAGGCTCCGAAGAATGCTCTCAGAGCTCTGATGCAAGGTAAAGGCTTAGGCAAGCTTGCGAAACGGAGGAAGATGTAATGGAACTTGTAGACATGAAACTTCCTAAGAAGACTGAGAAGGAAATGAAAGAAGCATGTCTTCCTTGTAAGCCTTCTGGAGAGCAAGATCGCTGGCCGTACGGTCTTCAACTCCGGTTTGAGACTGAGCAGGTTGAGAAGATGCCAAGCCTGAAAGACTTTAAAGTTGGAGATAAAGTAATTGTCATGGGCGAAGCAAGTATAACTGAAGTCAGGCAGTCAGAGACTCAGAGTACAAACGAGAAGAAACGAACGAATTATACAGTTGAGCTGCAAATAGAGCAGGTCTCTGTTGAAGCGAAAGAGGTTAAGCCTCTCGAGAAGATGTCTCCAAAAGAATACAGAAAGGCTCGAGAGAACAAGTAGTCTAACAATTAGCTCTCGGTGAGAATTCACTGCATCAAGTCAGAGGAGGACTTGCGATATGTTAAGAACATTGGAGGAAATTCAGAAGGCAGAGTTGTCTACGACTGGAGTCATTAACGGAGTTGATAATCCGAATGTTTTGTCTGTTGATTCGACAGAACCAATCCAGACTGATGTAGATGAACTTACAGGTGAGGAAGAAGAAGTCGAAGGTAAAGACAAGAAGGCCACGCCTGCAGTAAAACCAGAGGAGAAACCAAAGGCTGAAGGCAAGCCTGGTGAGAAACCTGCTGAAGAGAAAAAGGTTGAGGGCGACGATAAAGACCCAGTGGAAAAGCGTATTGGAAAGCTCACCAAAAAATGGCGCGCTACTGAGCGTGAACGAGACTTTGAACGAAACAAACGTCTCGCAGCAGAGGCTGAGCTGAAGAAGCTGAAGGCCTCCATTCCAGATACTGAGAAGCCAAACAGAGAAGACTTCGAAGATGACGCATCTTTTCTGGAAGCTCTTACAGACTGGAAAGTTGAGAGTAAGTTGAAAGCTCAGCAGGCTGAGAGTACCAAGAAGACTGATGAAGTAGATGAGAAGCAAGCTGCAGAAGAAGTCGAGCAGGAGCTCGTCGAGATTGCTGATAGAGGACGCGATAAGTATGATGACTATGATGCACTCGTCTTCCATAAGGATCTTGTGATTAATCAGGGAATGGTCGAAGCTATTCTCGAATCAGATATTGCTGAAGATATTTTCTACTATCTTGGGAAGAACCCGGATGAAGCTGCTGAAATTGGTGAGATGTCAGCTGTAAAGGCTGCGAAGGAAATCGGAAAGATAGAGGTAAAATTGGTTGCTGAGATGCCGAAGCCCAGTGTAGCAAGTGAGGGCGGAGAAGAGAATCCTGATAACGTCGCACAGCCAGTTGTACCAGTAAAGAAGAAAACAACCAAAACGCCAGAACCGATTGAACCTGTGAAGGCAACAGGCGCGACAGAAAAAGACCCGACAAAGATGTCTCCAAAGGAGTATCGGGCTTGGCGTGAAGCAGGTAATAGTTAAGGAGATTTAAAATGGCTTCAAGTAATACCCTGTTAACCCCTACGATCATTGCCAAGGAAGCTCTTATGCAGCTTACAAACCACCTTGCAATGGCGAGGCACGTCCACACTGCTTACAAAAACGAGTTCGTTAAAGTTGGTCAGACGATCACCGTTCGTAAGCCAAACAAGTTTCGTGCTACGAAAGCGCAGGCTCGAAGCAATACGAACATTGCTGAGCCATCGACCAGTATCACGATGTCAACTCAGGCACATGTGTCATGGGCATTTAGCTCTGTCGATTTGACGACAACTATTGAGGACTATAGCAAGCGATATATTTCGCCGGCAGCTAATGCGCTTGCCAACCAGGTTGATTCAGATCTCTGCGGTCTGTATATAGATGTTTATAACAGCTGCGGAACTCCTGGTACAACTCCGGCGACGTTCAAAGCTCTTGGTGATGGTCAGCAGATTCTTGACGATGAAGCTGTTCCTTCTGATACAAGAGTTGGTGTTATGAATCCCGCCGCTAACTGGGCATTAGCAGATGGGTTGAAGGGAACTTTTGCTCAGCAGGTTGCCAAGGATATTATCACCAAAGGATATCTTGGAACGATTGCAAACCTGAATTTGTATTCTGACCAGAACGTTGTCAGACATACAAATGGTGCTTTCACTGCCGGCGCGACTCCAGTTATTCATGGTGTCATCGCTGACGGTGCGACTTCCATTACGACTGATGGATGGGACGCAGGAAATAACACAGTTCTGAAAGGGGATGTGTTTACTATTGCTGGTGTGTATGCAGTCAATCCGATGTCCGGAGCCAGCACTGGTGTTCTGCGTAGGTTTACTGCGACAGCAAATGCAACCTCTGTTGCAGGAGCTATGACAATCAATGTCTCTCCGAAGATTCAGGTTGCTGGTGCGTATCAGACTGTTGATGCAGTTCCTGTTGATCCTGCAGCTCTTACCTTTATTGGTACAGCAGCTACTGCGTATCCACAGAACATGATCTTCCACCCGAACGCCTTTGCGCTGGTTACAGTTCCTATTGAAATGCCGGCGAATGTCTGGGGCGCCAGGGAGACCGATCAGGATGCGGGAATCAGTATTCGTGTTGTAAAACAGTATGACATTGATGCTGATGAAGAGATTATCCGTCTTGATATTCTTTATGGTACCAAGACACTTTATCCGGAGCTGGCTGTCCGGCTTTGGGGTTAAGGAGGTAACTGATTATGGCTTACCTCAGTAGAGTATTTGAGAATGCGGCTGAAGCCGTAACAATCCCAAATCCGCTGACCTTTACGGGAGCCATAACTTTCTCGGGAGCAGTTAATCTTACTGCTCCTCAGAAGATGAATATTACTACGGCTCCTCTCGGGTATACAGTTCCTGTACTGAGCGTTGGAGTTTACGGTACTCCAGTTGTTGAGTCCGCACTGATTGACAACATTGCTTTCTCAGTAAACATTCGTACAGCCACAAATAAGACGAATCCTGATACGTCTTGTATGGCTGCGTTTATTGGAGTTGGTAATACTGCAGCAACAACCAACGCAAAGATTCAGGGACTGCTTGTCAGTAATAGTCTTGGATTTAACTGCTATGATGCTTATGCAATTCAGGGACATCTCACCGTTGGTGCTGGTGGTGTGTCTACTCAGAATGCAAACGCACACATCGCAGGTGTGTCTGGGAAAGTGTTACTGTCTGGTGCAGTTGGTCAGGGTTGGGTCACTGGTCTTCTTGGAATTATTGATGGGACTGGTGCGGTTACTGGGCTGTGTCATGCTATTGCGGCTCAGGTAGAAGCAACAACTACAGCTAATGTGGTTGATGCTATTCTGATGCTTGGAGCTGATCAGGACGTTGTGTGCGCTGTCGAATTTGTCGGTGCTGCACATATGCCGATTATCTTCAAGTTTAATGCGGTAGCAGGTGGTGTTATTGCGAATGCTTTGGTTCCAGCAACTGCACCTGATGCTGGTACAATGGGAGCTGATGCTGCGTTGGTCTGTGCTATTGGAGCAACTCCGTATTACATTCCTATGTACAATTCACTTCATGCGTAACTAACTGGCTTAGGGAGTGTGCCATAAACACTCCCACTAATAAATCTTAGGAGGAAGAGATATGTTGGTGTTACTTGGAAAAGGGATATTTGATCTTGAGGGTAAGGTAGTTAATGCGTTAACTGGTGAACCAGCAACAGTTCGTGGTGTAGTAATTGAGGCGTTACTTGCCACATTCAACGACGAAGCACATTTGTCTGGTGAAGAGAAGTTGAAGAGATGGGAGCTGGCATCAAAGATAAAGAACACTGCTGATCCAGTTGAGCTGACATTAGATGAACTTACTCTAATTAAGAAGCTTACTGGAAAGGCTTATGGTCCACTGGTTGTTGGACAAACCTGGAAAATACTGGAAGGGGAGGCGTAAAAATGGCTTCAAGAAATCAGTTATTGGGATCAGGTAAAATTGAGGTTGAGGAAGAAACTGGGAAAATTACTATTGCTCAGTCTTCTGACCCAACAGGACTTCCTGCATGGAGATTTCATAAAGACTGTCGTGAAGGAGTTTTGGTAAAGACTGCTTTAGAGCTTGCAAAGCTTGAAGCGGCTGGTGGATGGGTGGATCATCCTGGGAAGATATTCCTTTTGCCTGGGCATGAGCACCTGTATGAAGGGAGTGCGGAGGAAGAAGGTGATCCTCCTGCTGGTGATGAGTAAGTCAATAGGTCAATTATTGACCATTCTTAGAAGGAGTAAGTCATGATTCAAGGCCCGTTTGAAAAGCAGTTATTTCTTCTTGGACTTAGTACAGATACTAAGCCAACGGACTATCTTGCTGGAACGGAATTTCTCGAGACAGACACTGGCGTCAGGTGGGTATTCACAGGAACTACTTGGGTGCCTTATATCAGCGAGAATGCGTTTGCTATTTCCAGCGGCATTAAAAATGCCAGTGGAATTATCCTTGGTGGTCCTGCTTTGTTGGTTGGGTTCAGTGTAGTTACTAATGGAGCTGCAGACGCAACACTGGTTCTGTACGACAATGCTACAACTAACTCAGGAACAGAACTTGGAAAGGCTATTGTTCTTGCAGCAAGTCTGAACTTCAATCTTGCTTACAACATACCAGTAAGAGCACTCAATGGAATTTATCTTGCTCTTTCTGGTGCTGGAGCAACAGCAATCGTCTTCTATACGCCGAGGTAATTATGTTAGTATCTGCGTTGTTAAGTTCAAGTCTTCGGAAGATCGGGGCGTTAAGTAGTGGAGAGACAATCGAGACTGCTCGACAAGCTGAAGCACTATCGGCTCTTCAGAGTATGTTGAGATCTTGGGGAGCACTGAGCGTTAATGTCTTTGCGTCGATCAAGGAGAATATTACACTCATACCAACAAAGTCCTTGTACACTTGGGGGACTGGCGGGGATATAAATACTGCCCGACCGAACCAGGTTCTTGGAGCGTATGTTCTCGAAGGCAGTGGAGCAACGGGAGTTACTCATCCTGTTGATATTATCTCAGAGGGTAAGTACAGAACAATCTCGGTCAAAGGAACAACTTCCAGGCCGTTCGCTCTGTTCTTTCATCCTTCATTTCCGCTGGCTGAAGTTTATCTTTATCCTGTTCCTGATCTTGCTGAAGGTCTTTACCTCGACAGCTTCAAACCGTTTGTTGAGACAGGATCGTTTGGATTGACGACTGACACGCTTGTGTTTCCTGCATACTATGAAGAGCCGTTAATATATAACTTAGCAATCAGGCTGGCTCCGGAGTATGGAAAGACAGCATCTGCTGAGGTGGTGGCGATAGCAAAGTCTTCGTACACAGATATGACTATTCTCAACTCAGCAAATCAAGTTGAGGAGTTGTATATTCTTACACCAGCAAGTTCACCGTATGGCGCAAGGTACTCTATTAACTCAGATAGTTATCATTAGGAGGAAGTTGTGATTACTGAAGAAGAAAAGAACGAGATTATTAATACAGCTGTTGAGCGAACGCTGTTAGCAATTCCGGAGGTTGTAGGAAATCTGATGGCGAATCATGCTGCGTTGCATAAGATTAATACTGAGTTTTATAAGGCACATCCTGAGTTTGCTGGAAGAAAGGACATTGTGCAGTCTGTTGTTGAGATGATTGAAGGTAAGAATCCAACAATGAAGTACGAAGATATACTTGTAAAGGCTGTGCCTGAGATCCAGCGAAGGCTTGTGATTGCTCAAGATGTTGATACTACTAACGTTCCTACTAAGATCGAACGAGACTTTGGTCTTGTTGACCTGAGTCAGAATGGGAAATTATAATGCCAGGCGAGTTCACTTTTACAATTACTTCTGATCAGTTGTCGCGAGGCTTGCGACCATCTAAACGTATGCCTCGTGACAGTAAATACCTTGTAGAATCCAAGGGCGCACTTGGTCGTGATGGAGTTCTTGCAGCGATTGATGATCTGACAAGACTTGATACAAGTGTAATTGAAGAGTTATTTCCGTACCCTCAGATCTTTGTCTTCACAAACTTCATTCTTGTTTGTGGGGAAACTAAGATATATGAGTATTCGGGTGGAGTACTTGACTTTGTCTTTACTGCTTCGGCTAAAGGATCTACTTGGACTGCAGTAGATTTTTATAACTATGTTTATATGAGTAATGGTAAAGTTGCAGTTATTAAAGATCCTGACACTGGAGAGTATAGTGAGACATTGCTACTGCCGACTGCGGTAAGTATCCTTAACTTTAATGGCCAGGTTATTCTTGGATCTCCTGATACACCTCCTTGGAAGGTCTTTCCTGCTGGAAAGCAAGATCCTTTCGTGGTTACTTTAGCTATGGGTGGTATGTGGGGAGAACCAAATAAGAGAGTACAGACTGCAATCTGGCCTAAGAGAGTTGTTGCTCCTTCGAGAATGGAAAACAGAGATCTTTACAGGAGATTGTAATGGCTTATAAGCCACCAAATAAGACTATTGCTAATTTAGGAGATAAGCTGGTTACAGCTGATTATCCTGTTTGGCATCCTCCTGGAGTGACAGGGATTCCAATTTCTGATATACATGCTCCTTGTGGGTATTGGTTTAAGGATCGTACTGCCAGTACTAATCCTCCTCCAATCTATCGAGGTATTTATGCCAGTGTAGCTGGATTAGATATATACTTGCAGTCTGCTGGATTTGGTAACTTTAATCCTATTGGAGCAGATTATCGTTTATGGATAGCAATGACTGCTTCACCACAAGGTGATGTTTATGCTTGTGTAACTAATGGAGACATTTATAAGCAAAGTGGAGGTTCTGGTGCTTTTCTTCCTTTAGGTCAAGCAGCGCTTCCGTGGAGAGCAATGTGCAGTGCTCCAAATGGAGATGTTTATGCCAGTACTTACGGTGGATCACCAAGTGATATTTATAAGCAAACAGGAGGAGTTGGAAACTTTGTAGCTCTTGGAGCACCGAATATTTCTTGGCATGGATTAGCTGCTGACTTAGCAGGAAATATATATGCCTGTGAAATTAATGGAACTATGTATAAGCAGACAAATGGTGCTGGTGCGTGGAATATTATAGCTTCAGGTCTTAGTAATTGCTACTCCATGTGTATTACTTATACAGATGACTTGTATTATGCTAACATAAATAACTATAAGATATATAAGCAAACAGGACTGACTGGCGCATTTGTTCAACAAACTGTTGAAGGTTCTCCATCTGCTATTACCTGGACTGGAATGGCAGCAGCTCCTAATGGAGATGTGTACGCTTGCACGAATAATAACCCTGGAAAGATTTATAAGCAGACTGGTGGAGTAGGAACCTTTATGGATCTTCATGTCAACACATATGCTTGGAGTGACATTTGCGCAGTATTTTCATAAGGTGAATTATGTCTGAGTGGGACGTTTACAACAAGAATAGTTATAACGAAGGAAATAGGATAGCTACTTCGAGCGATCCAACCTGGAGTCTTGAGGATAATGTAGGACATACTCCTATTTCTTTGGCTCATGCTCCTTGTGGGTATTGGCCTAAGGGAATTGTGGCTCCTATTAATCCAAGATCGTATTCGTATATTACTGCACTTTCGTCTAATCCTCCACAGTTAGTCAGTAGAATAAACTACTATACTTCTGCAATTGATCCAACATCTGGTAGTATAGTTGGTTGTGCCTCAGTTCCTGGATTATTTCCTACGGTGTATAATGGAAAACTTTATATGTGGGGACTTAAGACAAATAATGATTGGTTTCAAGTATACGAATTTGACTTAGAAACTAAGATTCATACTCGTACTCTTCAGGTTGCATCAGTTGCTTTTGGAGTTGGTCCAGGATATAGAGTAGGAAATATGCTCTATGTTTGCTGTGCTTCAGATAATTATGGCGGAGCAAACTATAGAATGAGGATTCACGAAGTAGACTTAGATACATTTACTACTACTGGACGAATGGTTGGAGTTCCGTTCTCTTATGGAACATTACTTAATCTAACTATAGCAGGAAGTCTTATGTTCTTGATTAGTTGGACTCATGTAATAGTGTTTGACTTTGCCTCGTTTACATATATTACTAATACTCAGTATTCATCTGGCTCTGATGGATATCAAGCTGGTATTAATAATGAAAGAACTGAGTGTATTGTTGCTCGTAATAATAATACTCCTTGTTTAATGAAATTATCTTTAGCCAACCCTCCAGTTATTTTAGGTACTCAGAATACTACTTGGCTTCCAACAAGTGATTCTATGGGTCTTGCTGTTGATGCTAATAATAATGTATATATAAGTGATAAGTTTAACTTGAAACTTTATAAATTTAACTTAACAGCTTTTGATACTCCGGTACTGTATGACTACCTTAGTACTGGCACAATCTTTACAGGTTTAGTATGTGCTGGAGAAGACCTATGGTGTGCTAATAACTATACTTGGATAGATGCATACCGAAAGATTGTTAGAATTAAAACAGCAACTATGGCAGTAGATCATATTATTGATTTGCCAGCATGGGGTGATATTATATACAGTGTAATAGTTTACTAACAGTTTAAGGAGGTAAGAGATGTCAAGTACAGTAGCGAATAAGTTAAAGTTTCTTATTGCAGAGAAAGCTATCGACTTTGCAAACGACTCCTTCAAGATTATCTTGATGGCGTCAGGTTTCGTCTTTAACCCAGATACACATCATGGTTATGCTGATTTATCTGCAAGTGAGCTTGCAACAGGTTATGGATATACTCGGAATACAAAGACACTTTCAAGTGTTCTTGTTACTGAGGATGATACCAACGACAGAACGGAGGTAACCTGGGCAAATGTCACCTGGACTGCAAGTGGTGGAAGTATTGGTCCGACACCTGGAGCAATCATCTTCGATGATACAGTGACTACTCCAACTGCTGATCCAATAGTTGGATACATTGACTTTGGAGGAGAGCAGACTCAGGCAGACGGCGGAGTAGCAACGATCAGTAATATTGAACTTCGGATAGCTTAAGGAGGTAGTTATGAGCAACTATGTTGCTAACACCTTTAAGCGAATGTGTATGAAGGGAGATATAATTGCTCTGACAGACACATTTCAGATTATTCTAATGCAAGCTGGATTTGTATTCGATAGAGCAAATCATCATGCCTATGCAGATGTAGTAGGTAGTGAACTTGCTACTGCATTTGGATACACTGCAACAGGTATAACTCTTTCAGGAGTTGCTTTGACAGTAGATAATTCACTCAATCTTGCAAAGCTTGCATGGAACAATGTTCAGTGGAATGCGTCAGGAGGTTCGCTTGTAGCTTCAGGAGCAATTATCTATGATGATACAACAGCAACTCCAGGTCATGATTATACAGATGCTATCGTTGCCTGGATAGATGCTAATGGAACCATCATTGCTTCGGATGGAACACCAATGTTCATTCAGAACATTAACGTAGAATTAATTTAAAGGAGAGTAAAATGAGATTACATCTTGCAGTAAGGACTTCAAACGTAACGACAGGAAATGCTTGCTGGGAAATCAGAACAGGAGCAACTCCAGGAAGGGCAAGGCTGCTTGAGCTTGGTATCTTTCTTGCTGCAGCTACAGCATCAACTTTTGGTCTGGGCTATCCTGCAGCTATAGGAATTACTCCGACTACTCCGGTGGACTTCCTTCCAGAAGATCCAAATAACGTGATTGCTGCTGGTGTTGTCCAGTCATCACTCGCGTGGGGAACTGGTCCGACAATTCCGGCTGCTTTCCTGCGAAGAATTTCTCTTCCAGCGACTATTGGAACTGGTGTCATCTGGACATTCCCGAATGGAATAGTTATTCCAGTAAGTTCGAGCATCATTCTCTGGAACCTTTCTGCGATGGGTGTCAGTGATTGTTACGCAGTAGTTGAGATTTAATTACCAGAAAGGTCAATTTTTGACTAACTTACTGGAGCCGTATAATGCCTTGGGTAACTAATAAAGTTCCACTTACTATTTTTGATGTTGTAAGGCAAGGTACATCGCTTCGTGCTGTTGCCAATCCTCATCTGGTAACTCCTCCAAACCCAGCGTATATCTACGATGCGACAGCATCTGCTCGAACTGACTGCGGTGCAGGATTCTCTAAGATTCCTGCGGCAAGAGATCCTTCGCTTGACATTACTTATAACTGTTATGCCAGAGACAGAAATGGAAATCCTGATCAAGGAGTGTTGTTCATAACAATGTCCTTGACTGGAAACTGGTTGAACAAGAAAATAACAGCCAGTCCATTCTTGTTGACGACATCTATTACTGGAACGTGGCCAATAAACTTAACAGTAGCTGCAACACCGTTTGCAGTTACTTTAACGTTACTTCCAAATGACAGTTATATTCCATTTGCTGCTCCAGCAAAGCTAAACTGGTTGAAGTGGTCAGATGTTGGAAACCTCGACTTTACTATTAATAAGAGTAATGTTGCAGGTGAAAGACCAGTTGACTGGAAGGGATATGTATTTGCAGTAAAGAAGTTATCAGGAAAGATTGTAGTCTATGGAGAGAATGGAGTCTCTCTGTTAGTTCCTGCTGGAGCGGTGTTTGGACTTGACACTATCTACAGGATAGGCCTTAAGGGTAAGCATGCAGTTACTGGTGATGAGACAAAGCAATTCTTTATTGACAAAGATGGACAGCTGTGGAAGCTATCAGATTCCTTAAAGCTTCTGGACTATAAGGAGTACCTTGCAGACTTAAATGCATTTGTAGTAATGTCGTACGATAACCAGAATAATCTGGTTTATATCTGTGATGGAGTTCTTGGATTTGTCTATGATGTTGCTACAGGGAACCTTGGTAAGTGCTCGCCGAACATTACTGGTATTGGCTTCCAGAGTGGTGTGATGTATGTTGCAGCGTCAGAGGATATCGTTACTGATCCATTTGAGATCTGTACAGACATATATGATCTTGGAACACGAGCAGGAAAGACAGTATTCTCGCTGGAGTTTGGAACAGACTTAACATCTGGACTCTATGCAGCAATTGACTGGAGACGAGATAAGGCAAGTAGTTTTACTCAGACTCCTTGGTATCTTGTTTCTCCTCATGGCAGAGTCTTTATTACTGCCTGGGGAAGAGAGTTCAGAATTAGAGCAAAGATTTTAACCTATGAGTATTTCGAGCTTGACTATATTAAAGTGAATGGAGTTGCAGATGCTTACTAACAACACTATCTACAGGCTTCTTCCTGTACAGATTGTTCCATTCTGGAACGCAATTAAATATGCTTGTGTGCAAGCTGATGAAGTGAAGAAAGAAGATCTTGGAAATTACTTCAACGAGCTTTTGCAAGCTCTTCTCAGTGAAAAGGCGCAATGCTTTATAGTCCTTGATGATCAGCGAATACTTCACAGTATAGCAATCACTCGGATTATTACTGACAAAGTGCAGTTTAGGAAGGAGCTGTATATTCAGTGTCTTTACTCCATGAGTGCCTGGGATGACGAGTCAACAAGGAAATACTTTTCCTTCGTTGCTCAGTTTGCAGCACAAGAAGAATGTAAGGCTGTTACGTTCAGTTCAAGAAACTCCAGGATTTGGGAGATTGCCAGAGTAACTGGTTGCGTTGAACGTCACAGAACTTTTGCTTATAACTTAGGGAGGTAAGTGAAATGGGTGGCGGTGGAAGTTCTCAACCAGCAGATACCTCTACGACTATCAGGTACGCTCCATATATTGAAGTTAGGCATCAAGACTTTCTGAATACTGTATATGCTCAGCGTCTTGCTACAATAAATGATTCTCCTTTTGAGGATTATGTAGACATTGTAGTGGATGATGCTTTCTTCGGAGCAGGCTATACGATTGCCAGCTTTCCAAGTCTCTATGATATGTTCGGGAAGTTTATGGCTGGAATGGATATTGAAGCTCTATGGGCACAGATATATGATGATACTGTTGACTCTCCAGTGGTTAGTAGTTTAGTTACTGCTGAAGGAGCTTTGATAGATGATGAGATAACTATTAATTCTCTTCCGAGAATGAAGACAGGAATGAGAGATATTAATTCTGTTATGAGTAGTTCTTTTCCTATTGGCCAAGCATTAATTGAAGATACTCGAACAAAGATGGTTGCCAAGTTCTCAGCAGATTTAAAGTATCGGCTAATACCCGTTGCTCAGGAAAGATGGCAAGCACATTTGAACTGGAATAAGCTTGTTATTGGAACATACAGTGAAATTATGAAGCTGTATTTCTCAGCCAAGACAGATGTTGATGAGATAAATTACTCAATGGCTGCGAAACATAGACTTTGGCCATTCACAGTTCTTGACTTTGAGCGTGCTGCGCTGGGTGCTTTACAGGGAGCGACGAATTCTAAGACTGATGTTGCTGGAGCTTCGACAATGTCAAGAGTTCTTAGTGGAGCACTTAGTGGTGCTGCTATGGGAGCTATGATTGGTGGACAGATAACTGCGACTCCAGCTGTCGTTAATAGTGCTGGAGCAGTTACTCAAGCGGCTACTTCGTATGCTGGATATGGTGCAGGAATTGGAGCAGTACTTGGTGCTGCAGCAGCATTTACTTACTAAGGTGACTTATGGGTGGTGGTGGCGGAGATCAGCCTGCAGATACATCTAAGACAGTTCATTATGCAGCTTATATTGAAGAGAAGCATAGTAACTTACTTAATACTGTTGCTACTCTTCGAGCAAGCTTGATTACTGATTCTCCTTATGGAACTTACGAGAAGCAGGAAGTGGGCAGTGCTATGTTTGGGATAGGATTTGCTATTGCTGACTTTGCTTCACTCTATGATATGTATGGAAAGTTTATGTCTGGTTATGACTTGGAAGCTTTATGGAGTGTGACGATGGCTGATCAAGTCAACCTTACAGAAGTAAGTTTGTCTATACAAGCTGATGGAGTTCTGATTGATGAGAACGTAGTCATTAATAGTGTTCCTTCTTTTAAGCTTGCAATGCGAGATAGAAATGCTGTTGCAAGTAGTTCATTCGTTATTGGTCAGTCTGTCATTGAATGTCAGCGAACTAAAGACTTAGCAAACTTAAGTGCCGATAGTAAGTTTAAGCTTCTTCCAGATCTTAATGCAAAATACAATGCGGTTCTTAACTGGCAGAAGGAAGTTACAGACTCCTATTCTGAACTGATGAAGTTATATTACTTAACTGCTAGTCAAGGTAAAGAGGCTGATACTATATTTGCTGCAAGAGAGATTCTATGGCCCTTTGATGTATTGGACTTTGAGCGCGCGGTCTTAGGCACTATGCGGCAGAATGCTGGGTATCAAAAGAAAGGCTTACAAAGAACAAGATCTACATTGTCAAAGATACTTCTTATTGGAAGTTGGACTGCTAATGGAGCATTCATTGGTGCTCAGATTGGTGGTTATCCTGGTGCAATCGTTGGAGCTATTGTTGGCTTTGTTGTTGGAGTTGCTAACGTACTATTTGAATAAGGAGAGTTACAATGGCTGGAAATGCTTTGTTAGATTATTACACTCCAGAGACTAAACTGGATAAACTTGCTGAATCAAGCTCAGGAGCGCCTGACCAGTTTAATGTTAACTGGTTACGTAATGCTGGGACTCCAAATGTCAGTGTCGGAGAACCTGAGGTAAGCATTGGAAAGCCTCCAGTAGCACCAGTAGGTAATACCCCTGAAACAACTGGCACAATACCTACTCCGACTAACTTGCTGACTGCCTCGTCTGCAGCACCTGTTACACCTGGAGCAGAGGCTCCACCTAAGGATGCTTTCCAACAGTACTGGGGTCAGCCTGTAGGAAAGACTCATCTTCCTCTTGATCAGTTCGTTCGACTTGCTGGTATGGCAGCACATGCTATTAATCCAAGAGAATCTGCTGGTATACTTGGTAAGGACTTGGCTGAGATGGGTAAGGAAGCTTATGGTGAGCGAGCAAGAAGGGAGTATGAAACTCCGAATATGCTTCTGAAGAGAAGGCTGACTGAAGCACAGATCAAGCAGGCTGAGCAAAAAGATGTCCCTACTGAGTGGGCAGCATACCTTAAGTACGGGGATGAACAGGGATGGCCTCGAGAGAAGACTGTTGCAAACTTTAAAAAGCTTTCAAGAACTGAGAAAGAGACTGACATTCTTCGCTCAGTGCCAAACCCGAACTTCGATCCTAAGAAGCCTATCTCCTTTGAGAATCCTAAGCTTGTTAAACGAGCCTTCTCAAGATCTGGAAGTCAGTTAGTACATAACGAAGCTATTCCAGATGAGCCAGTGATTGACCCATTTGCAAAGGCTGGTGATGTTGACAAGTACAAGGAAGAAGACTTGAAGATCAAAAGGGAGCATCTTAAGATTGCAAGAGGGAAGGAAGCAAGAATTGCAAGGTCAACCTCAAAGGCTGGTAAGATTAAGTGGCACGAGACTAATGCTGCTGGAACTGTTGTTCATACCTTTGAAGATGGATCACAGAAGATTATGGGAGAAGATGGAGAGTTTCATCCAGCTACTTCTAATGATCTTGTTGGTCTAACTCGTATGCCTACTCCTGGAAAGACTAAGAAGTCATTCGTTGAAGAGCTTAAGGAAATGCGAGCTAAGAAAGCAGGAGGTGGAGCAGCTCCCGGAGCAGGTGTAAAGTTTACAGAAGCTCAGCTTCGATCACAACTAACTGAGAAGAAGAAAACTGATCCAACTGTTGATGTCGAAAAAGCTATGAAATACTACAAGTCGATAGGTAAATACTAATGGCTGACGTATACGATCCTTTAGGAATAGCGAAAGAAAGTAATACTGCTGGTTACGATCCTCTTGGTATAGCTAAGCCAGAATCTCCAAAGGAAGAAGGTCTTTGGGAGGGTCTGGTTAAACCGACGCTTAAAGCAACTGGTAGAGTTGTTGGTACGGCTGCTGGTGGTCTTATGGCTATGCCTTATGCTGGACTTCGTGGAATAAGTTCAGGTACTGGAGCACTTCTTACTGGTAAGGATGCTTTAGCAGAAGCTAATAAAGAGTACGAGCGGATTATGAGGAAGACTAATCTGATCGAGACTCCAGAAGAAGAACAATCACTTAACTACTTGAACGTACTTATGAAGCCATTTGAAATGGCTGGTAAGGGTTCTGCAGGTCTTGCTGAGTTAGCTACAACAGGAGATATTAGTAAAGCTGCAGATGTTGTTGAAGGTAGATCAGGTGGATCAAATATACTTGTTCCTACTTTTGGAACTATTGGTGAAGCTTCTGCAATGTTTGGCCTTCCTAAGGGTGTTGGCAAAGCTAAGAATCTTGTTCGAAGTGTTATAAGTGAGAGGAAAGCAAGAGTTGCTACAGCAGCGGCAGCTGAAGCAGAAGCTACAGCAGGAGCAACAAGACGTGCTGAAGCAGCATCTGTGGAGAGAGCTAAGGCAGCAGCTGCAGATAAAGCAAAGGTAACTCAGCTTTCTGAACCGTATGATCCTCTTGGTATCGCTGAACCAAAAGAAGATATAGCAGCTACAGCTAAGATTGAAGCTGCCGCAGCAGAGGCAACTCGAACCGAGCCTGCTGGCGAACCTGGAAGGTTGGCAACTATTTATGGTGGACTGAAAGATAAACTTCCTACTTGGGAAGCAGATCGTCTTGAAGGTTTGGTAAGTAAAGATCCTGCATTGTGGGATGCTGAAGATCGGCTATTTGCTAAGGATATGGAAGCAAGGTATCGAGGTGAAGAACCTGCAGTAAAGATTACTGAACCAGAATATGCTGGAAAGCGTGGCGCTCCAGAACGAGTCGAGCCGATGCTTACTGGTGTTGATCGATCTGCTTTAAAGGCTCGTGGATTCTCTGATGAGAAGATAAGAAAAATGTCGGCAAAGGAAGCTGATGCGGCACTGTCTAAGCCTGTTGAACTTAAGGCTGGAAAGCTTGAGTTCCCTAAGTCTGTGCTTGAAACTCCAGAATGGGCTAAGAAAGCAGGTGAGCCAGAAAGGTCAATAATCGACCAGGCAGCTGAAGAGAAACAATCAAGAGTAGCTGAAGAAGTAAAGCAGGAAACTACTGATGTCACTTCTGAGACAAAGCCGGAAGGTTGGAAGTCTGTTGTTAAAGGTCCAGACGGAGAGAACTACATTGGTGAACCTGGTGAGACTCATGCACAGATTATCGAACGTAATGGTCTTGATTGGGGAACTGAAACAGGATTCTTAGATGAGACTGGAAAGTATCTACGACAGACTGAGTCTCCAGAAGTAACGAAGCTTCTTAAGAAACCTGTGCAGCAGAGAGTTCCAGCAGTAAAGATTGATGGTAAGGTTTATACTGCTGATCTTCCTGATGGCTCTACTCATAATATGGTCTGGAATGATATTCCTGAAGGAGCTATTGCAAAAGCTAAGTCAGTTGAGAGTGGCTGGGCATATGGTGATGGTAGTGAGTTTGGCAAGAAGAAGATAGATCTTCGTGCCGAGAAACTTACTGCTAAGTTTGTTTCTATTGATAGACCTCAGTCGGTAACGGATATTAATGGAGATAGAGTAACACTTGATCCTAATGAGCCATTCTATAGGATAGAGAAGAATGAAGATGGAACTGTTACTCTTGTTGATGGTAAGGAAGTAACTACTTCTCTTAAAGAACTTGGTAATATAGTTGGAACATTCTCGAAGGAACCTAATCCTGCTGCTGGTGGTATGACTCCTGAGATGAGAGCTAAGCGAGAGTCTGGAAAACTTTATTCTGACCCGTTTGGTCTACAGGCTGTTGGAGATAAGATATCATCTGCTTCAAGTGCAATAAAGGAATTCGTTCAGGATCTTAAGAATGCGAAGTTAATTGTTGAGCCTTACGACCCGCATACCTTTGGTGATCGACTTCCAGATCATCAGTCTGCTGGTATTCCTGAGGAAGCTCCAGTACTGTCCTCAACAAAGGATGCTTCGAGAAGTGCTGATCTTCTTTCTCCTCATGTTACTTTTGGTCGAAGGTTTTCTTTGTGGAATCGCCCAGAAATTGATATGCAGAAATCTCATATGGCTTCGTTAGAGAATACTAAGAACTCTGTTGCTTATGTTAATAATGCTTTAAAGGGAGTTAAGGATAGTTTTCAGGATATTCTTAAAACTGTTAAGCCATTGTTCGATAAGCATAGAGATCTGCTTGAGAGATTTGAAACTATTCAGGATCAGAAGAGTACAGCTCAACGAACACTGAATAAGATTCCTCAGTCAGCAGAGTATGAAAAGCTGCAGAAGCAGACAAGTAAGCTTGCTCGTCAGCGTGCTAAGGTTCAGGAGAAGTTGGACAAGAAGGATACTCCTGAGTCTCGTGATAAGTTCTTATTTGAGAAGGAGCAGAGAACAAGATACCTTGAAGAGCAACTTGCTTCGATGAAGAATGAAAAAGCAAAGCTTCGTAAAGAGGGATATGCAAAGGCTCTTGAGAAGGTTAAGTCTCAGACATACGAGAAGGAGATTAAAGATCTTATGTCTCAGGCAAAGCGGATTGACCGAGCTATTGATCTTAGATCTGATAAGATGGATATGATCGAGTATAAGCTTAAGGGAGTCAAGAACTATAACGAGCTTAAGAATAAGATAAGAGTTCTGGACGCACAAGCTAAAGAGCTTGATCCTGAGTTTAAAGCAATGAGTGCAGAGTTTGATCCAATGCTTAAGGACTTGGCCATCAAGCATGCTGATGCTCGTGTTTACTTAGAAGCGTCAGGAGAACTTCCGGAAGGAGTTAAGCTTTCAAAGGAAGAACAACACTCTGCTGATCAGCTTCGAAAGTATATGGAAGACAGAAGAGATAAGTTAGAAGCTGTCGGTATTCCTGTTATTCGAGAAAAGGCTTATATGACTCATATGTGGAGACAGTTACTTGAGGACGATACTGTCCTGGATATGATTGGTAAGTTTCAGGAGAAGCCTACACTTCTAAGGTTTATGTCTCGTCTGCCTGGTTCACGTCCTTGGTTGCCATCTGCTCATGAAGCTATGAGAGCGTATGTACCAACAGTAGAGTATAAGCTTGCATATCAGCCATTCTTGGATCGTTGGAGACCATTCGTTGATCAGATTAAGCAGCCACGCTTAAAGAAGTTTATGGATGACTGGATACAATCCAATATGTCAAGGAGAGATATTGGTACTTGGGAGAAGTTGCTTAATGTTGGAGTTGGAATTGAGTATGCCAGGACTATCGGTTTGTCTTTGTCTGTAGGTGTTAAGCATGGAATGAAGGTTCTTGGAACACCTGCGGAGTATGGATTCCTCAATACTCTTGAAGCTCTTCCGCAAGCAGCAATAGTTCCTTATCAGGCTGCTATGGAGTTTGGTAAACTTCACTTCGAAGACTTCAGTAAGATCGCAAAGGATCTTGGTATTGGTGAGAAGAACGATCAGCTTCTTTTATTCAGACATTATATTGCACAGTCTGACTTAGTTCGGATGATGACTGAAATTCCAGGAGTTGAAAATCTTGATAGATCACTATTTTCTAAAGGAGCTCTGAAGACTGGATCAGCTACTTTCAATGTTGCTAAGAAGACCATAGGAAGAATTCTTGCTCAGCCTGTTAAGACAGTTGAAGCTCTGGAGAATGGTGTGTCTGTTTTTGCTGGAACTATAGCAGGTAAAGCAAAGGGTATTGATCCACTGGTAATTGAACGTAGAATCTGGGAAGCAGTCTTTGATGTCAACTTTAGATCAGGTGTTGATCAGCCTTTAATGCAGAGAAAGAGTACACTTGGGCGTGCAGCTACAATGTTTCAGACTACTCCTTTAAAACTTCAGGAACGTCTTTATAAGTGGGTTCATGACTCAGTTTCTGTAACTAAAGATCCTATAACTGGAAAGACTGAGATCGGTAAACGAGATGCCTTTGGAACTCATGGTGGATCGAAGTTAGCTCGGTTCCTTCTCATGGTTGGTACAGCAGAACTGATTGCCAGAGAGAATGACACAAGTATCCTTGGTATGGCTATGGCGCATCTGCCTTTGATTGGCGAAGTTCTTGAGCCAACAAGGGAGGGTATTGGGTTTAAGGTAAGAGGTCTTCCTGGTGAGCCTCCTTTGAAGCCTATGACTGCATCACCTACTACACAGTTTGCATATCAAATTGCTCAGAAAGGTCCTTACGAAGGAACAAGAGAACACCTTAAAGGTGGATTTAACTTCTTGTCTAAGATTCATAAAGCTGGTACTGAAGAGTATCCTACAAAGTATGACTCAGCAACAAAGTATATGCTTGGACTTCCACGAATTGCTGGAGAGAATGACCTTGAGACAGTTACTGAGAAACAGAAAGAGGAACGTAAAGATCAGACAGAACATATTACTGAACTTGCTGCGAAGTATGCAAGAGGAGATGATGAAGCAGTAGATCAAGCCCTTGATTATATTGCTACTCAACCAGAAGAAGAACAAGAGAATTTAGCAAAGCGATTTGTAACTACTGCTAAGATTCACACAACGACTACTCATAAGTGGTGGCAGGGACTGCAGAACTTAAGCCCAGAAAATAAAGCGAAAGTCTTTTACGAGAAGTATAAGAATGCCAGTGAAGAAGTACAAGATCAAATGCTGGAAGATGTATCAAAATTAAGTGGTTTTACTTCCGAGCGATTTGAGGAAGCGATGAGAAAAGAAATCCTGAAAGGAGAGGAGAAAGAAGAAGGTGAAGCTATGAAACCAAAAGGAAAGTTCTCAATTAGACCCGGAACAAAGAACGAAGCAACAGTCTACGATTAAAGGAGAACTCAATGGAGAATGTCTTTGGAAGTAAAATGAAAGTCTTGCTGATGTCTGTCAGGGGTGAAGTATCTGAGGACATTGGCACAAAGTTAGTTCAACGTCTTGTTAAAGCTCTTGGCATGTCAGCCGCGCCAGGAAGTTCTCTTTGTAAGTATCCAGTAGATGGTAAGGGTGGAACAGGTTATACTATGTTTCAGCCTATTACTGAGTCATTCATTGCCTTTGATGCATGGCCAGATCTTAATGGTGGATACTTGGTTATCTGTTCTTGTGGGCAGTTACCTATTGGACCAGTACTCGATGTAGTTAATGACTTTGAACTTGATGGACGACAGTTCACTATCAGTAAAATGGAGATATAAATGAACGACTACTCAAACAAATCAGTCTGTGTATACGATAACGGCCTGTTTGTTAGTCTGGCAAGAGAACTGTCTAAGTCTTTTGGTAAAGTGTACTACACTACTCCGTGGTCAGCGTCAGCATTTCCTAAGTCCAACATGATGCTGATTGGTCAAGGAGTTCCAGGCATCGAGTGGGTTGAAGACATTTTTGATGTTAAGGATAAGGCAGACTTGTTCTGTTTTCCTGATTGTTATTCTGGGCCTTTGCAAGAACACTTTGCAGAAGATCTCGAGAAGAGAGTGTTTGGTAGTAAACGTGGTGATGATCTTGAGTTATACAGAGAAGCATCAAAGCAGCACTTTGAAAAGCTGAAGCTTCCGGTTGGTAAGTACAAAGTGATTTATGGACTTGAAGAACTTCGTAAATACCTTAAGTCTCATGAAAACCAGTATGTAAAGATCGAAGTTACTCGTGGCGATATGGAGTCGTTTCATGCTAAGAACTACCGGCTTATTGAACCTAAGCTTGACGAACTCGACCATAACCTTGGTGCGCTTACTAAGGTTCAGAAGTTCATCGTAGAAGATGCTATAGATGATGCTGTCGAAACGGGCATAGATACTTATTCGATTGATGGTCAGTATCCTGACAAAGCAATGGTAGGAATTGAGATTAAGGATAAGGGGTATATTGCTTTAATTAAAGAGTATAAGAAACTTCCAAAAGTAATAACAGAGTTTACTGAAGCAATAGCTCCCACACTTCAGCAGTATAAGTATCGTAACTTCTTCAGTACAGAGAACAGAGTAAAGAAGGATAAGACTTCTTATATGAATGACTTCTGTGCTCGAATGGGAAGTCCTCCATCAGAGCTTTATCTCTATATGCTAAAGAACTTACCAGATATAGTTTGGTATGGTGCTGAAGGAGAGTTAGTTAATCCTATTTACTCTAAACCTTTTGGAGCAGAAGTTCTTATTCAATCTGCTTGGGCTGATAAGAATTGGCAAGCAGTTGAGTTTCCTAAGGAAATTGATGATAATGTTAAGCTTAGGAATCTATCTGTAATTAAAGATAAGTACTACGCAATGCCACAGGCTGTTAGTATTCCTGAGATTGGCGCAGTAGTCGCTGATGGAAACACTATAGAGGAGGCTATAAAGAAGGTTAAAGAGTACTGCGACCAAGTAGAAGGATACTACCTGGAAATGTTTTGTGATAGTCTTGACAAGGCTCAAGAAGAATTAGAGCACTTACGAGAATTTGGAATTGATCTGAGATAAACTATGACTACGAAAGAGGGCCTCCGAATGAGCGATGTTGATAAGATTATCCTTGCATTTAACCAGGGATTTCGAGACATACATGACAGACTTGATGACATTCAACGTACTTGTGCCTCCCGACAAGTTGCCTGTTTTGGAAGAATGTCAGATATTGAAAAGGCAGCAGCAGTTAAAGAAGCTGTCTGTGATGTGCAGCAGGAAGAAGGCGACAGAAGAAAAGATCCGTGGAGATGGATTGTAAGAGGAATGGCTACAGCAGTTGGAAGTGCAGCAATGATCTGGATTATCTTGATGATTGTTGAGCACATTAACTTGTTAATGAAAGCAGTTTCAAAGTAGGAGGCATTATGTGGACAATACTAAGTGGTTTATTTGGTGGTCTTCTTAGACTTGCTCCAGAACTGTTTAAGTTCTTGGATGCAAAGAACGAGAGGAAGCATGAATTAGATATGCAAGATAAAGCTCTTGAGTTCCAGAGGCTGAAGGGCGATCAGCGTGTTGATGAGATTGGAGCGCAAGGAGCAGCAGACTGGAATAAAGGAGCTATTGATGCTCTTAAAACAGCTATCGAAGGACAGGATAAACCTTCAGGTATTCCCTGGATTGATGGATTGTCAAAGTTAATGCGACCGCTAATTACTCTTCAGTGGGTTGTCTTGTTGTATCCAGGAGTAATTATTACTACCTTCGTTTTACTTATTCATAACAATGTACCGATTATTGACGCTCTTAATAAGGTATTCGGACCAGAAGAGAAAGCGCTTGTATCTTTCATTGTTGACTTCTGGTTTGTTGGTCGGGTTCTCGAAGGTGGAAGGAAGCTTGCAAGTAAATGAGTGCAATAGACTTAGCAGCAGAGCTTGTCAGAATATTCGAGGGATTTAAACCTAAGCCGTACAAGTGTCCAGCAGGTATTTGGACTATCGGCTTCGGAACAACTCGATATCCTGACGGTAGGAAAGTAAAATCATCAGACTCTTCTGTTGACAAGAAGACTGCTGAGATATACCTTGAGGATGAGCTTGAGCACAGTCTCTCAGCAGTAATAAGATACTGTCCTAAGCTTGTAGGAAGTGATAACAGACTTGCAGCTATTGCAGACTTTACTTACAACCTTGGAGTTGGAGCTCTTCAGACTTCAACACTGAGAAAGAGACTCAATCAGCAAGATTGGATGGGAGCAAAGAAGGAACTGAGGAAGTGGGTTCATGGAGGTGGAAGAGTTCTTCCTGGACTTGTCAAGCGTCGAGAGATTGAATCAAAGTTACTGTAAAAAGAAAGGAGCCTAAGTAATTTTAGGCTCCTTTTGTTTGTTTCCAGAATGGTCAATTATTGACTATTTAGCTGGTCGTTGTTTTCCAACTGGAGTATCTCCGGTAGCAAAGGCAAACATAAAGATAAATAGCACAGCCTTAAATCTCCAGCCATACATGAACTCATCTCGCTCGATATCGTAGTATTTTCCTTTCCAGATAAACCACGGGAGTAAGAACTTCAGTGTCATCTGTCTGTATGGATACTCACTAGTAAAACTATAGTTTAATCCGAATCTTAAGTTTTTATGATTTTCGAGTTTGTGTATCACTTGTTATTCTCCTTGCTGTTGATTTACACTTAGGACAAACAGGATTCCATGTATATCTTTCTGGGAACTTTCGGGACAGTATCAGTTGCCATATCAGTCCACAGCATTGCCACTCTATGAATCCTCCTCTTGTGTTTTTAAGCCATCGCTTTTGCATGACGTTTTCTGTGCCGTAAGGTTGCCCACAATGCCCGTAGAACGTTCCACAATGACCAGCATGGCTTTATCTTTTCCGGCGCGTGTGTTGGTTCATGGACTTCCACATATACCGCACTGGTTGAATACGATACAGGAATAAACTCAAAGTTGCCTACGCAGGTCTTTACCTTCATAGTTTTCTTGTTAATAGCGCACTTGCAAAAGGCATCGTAGAGTCTATTCAGTTCATGCTCTTTACTATCTCTTCCCATTCTATTCTCCTTTCACTTCTTTAGAGAAGTACCAAATTCCCTTTTCTCCGTTAGGTCCTTTATAGTCTCTTCCGACTTTTCCAGTCTTTAAAAGAGTCTCAATAACATTGTCAAACTTGCTGGCATCAATATCCCGCCAGACTTCGCTCATGAGTTTCTTCTCAGAAATCCATTGAAACTTTCTTATGATCTGTAGAACACTGTCAACTTCAGCAGATATCTCAGATTTACCAATCGCCTTAAACGCATTTCCCATAATATGCTCCACTTGAATAACTTCTCTTATTGCAGCTTCAATATGCTTCCACTGAATAGTCAAGACGTTAGACTCTGCAGCAGCACGAAGTATAGCAATCTTAATTACATAAGTAGGCTTTCTGGAGTACCATCCACTGAAGGACTTATCAGTACATACACGATCTCCTGACTCATCTTCATCATAGGCATCATACCAATCTACCCACTTCTTGATACAGTCATTTGTCATAACATACTCACCAGAGATTCGACTAATCTGATAAAGATCTTTCTCCAGCTTCTCTTTAAGTTTTAATTCTTCCTCTGTCATAAAAGGAATTGCTACAGACTTCTTTTTCTTGTCTGCCCAGACAAACATAATACGAGAAGTAAGACCACCACCAACAGCAGAAGCAGGTAATGAACTTGCTAGTGAGTCTGGTGTAGTTGCAGCCAGTAAGTTTACCCAAGGTCGAATAATCTTAGATGAACCGCTGTGTCTTGTTCTTGATGACCAGTCATCTGGACAGTCGAAGAGATCTGTTAGTGCCGTAAGCATTCTTGTGTTTTCTTTCTTCTGACCAAGAAATGATTCAAACTCTTTTGAAATAATATTAAGTGAACTATGCCGAAGCGTCGTTCCATCTACCATCAGCTCATCAAGTCCAGATGAATCAATATCATCTGTCATAGCTTCCTTGGTTGCTGAGTCTGCGCTAAGTCTGATGTCTGGTATCGTGTTCAAAAAGTTTACTCCGTATTTAATTGCTTGTGTCTTTCGAGCTACTCCCGGATCAGCTACTAATACAACGTAGATATTCGGATAGTAAATAAGTCTTCCAAGTTGTAAACTAACCTTTCTTCTTAGTGCTGCAGCAATTACAGAGTATCCTACCCAGACATCAAAGATCCTTGCCGGCTCAGTATTCTCCAAGAGAGTTAGATAGCTGTCCAACCAGTTCTCCAAGTGTCTTGCCATTGTTATTTCCTTTCATAATCCTCTGTCCCTGCAGAGATTCAAGTCGAGAGATTTGGGAGCGTAAGTGTTTAATGGTTTCATCAAGATGATAGTCCACTATCCCCTCAAAATTGTACAGTGGGCCAAGATCAAGAGTAACAGGAATAACAATGACTGTGTAAGTCCTGATAAGAATCCTGATTCCTTTACCCGCGTTGTGAAAGATCCTAATCTGATTTACCTGGTCTTGCTGGATTGTAAACTGTGTTTGTGGCTCCTTTGTTAGATTTGTATAGATTCTTTTTATGTATCTGTCTCGCTCAATTATAGAGGAAACAGTAACCACAATGGTTGTCTTACTTGAGCCCATACTGCCTCCTGAGTAACTCTCTTATTAACAATCGAGGACTTCTTATTCGCTGATGAGGCAGCGTAATATTCCTGTTGTATGATCTGTCGATTAGCATTACTTGAGAGTAGTCAGATAAGTTTGGATCGTCTTCTATTAACAAATCCTTCTCTGAAGACAAGTAAGCAAGTTTACTTTTAGCAAATATAACTTCAGGAATATCATCTTTAAAGTAGGTATTAACCCACTCTACTGCCGAACTTTTCCACGATTCTACTTGATTAGTTAGGATTGTTATTTTACTTATGTATTTGTGGTAGAAGTCTGCAATGTGTAGATACTCAGTAGGTTTAGCAGTAAGTAATAGTTCTGGATTAGCCCCAAAGAAATCCATAAAAGATTGACCAAATGGTCCAACTTTACAGTCGTATGTCTCTGGTTCGATTCCTGCTGCTCCGCACAAATCTCTAAGTACTCCGTCAAGATCAAAGTAAACCATTAACTCTCCCTCCAGTTGATTTCCATGTCTTCGCCTTCAGCCCAAGAATCTCCCACTTTAAAATCGCAGTCTATAATAAATTCTTCGTTACCACACTGCAGCGGAATCATCATGCACTCACGCATTAGCTTGATTGTCTTATCAACGTCTTCCTCTTTAACCATAGTGTATAGTGCGTCGTGAAGTTGGAGTAGAATCATTACTTCGTAGTCGAGATGTTTTATGCTGTTGTATAGTCTGATTAGTGCTGTGTTAAGTAGATCGCCGACTGTTGACTGTGGTATGAACGAGTAAGCACTTCTGAAAAGAGAATCTCCCCAACGATCAAGGAAGCGATGTTTCCTTCCAAGAAGATTAACAAGAGTTCTACTTCTTTTCAGTTCCTGCTGAATTGCTTGGTACCACATACGAAGGGCTGGATTAGCTCGGTGATAAAGATCCATTAGAATCTTTGCCTCAGAGAGTTTAATTCCAAGTCTGTTTGCAAGTACCTGTGGTCCCGCAGAATAACTTGTTGCGTGTCTGATTGTCTTACCAGCAACTCTCTGGTCGGGAGTTACTTGGTCGATTGGAATTCCAAGCATAACCGCAATAGTCATCTTGTGAATGTCGTAGATCTTCTTCTCAGTCTTTGACAGACCAAAAGAATCTCGAAACATCTTCTTCAGCTTTTGATCTCCAATGAGATAGGCCACGACCACTGCCTCAGCCTGAGAATAATCAGCTTGTATGATCTTCCATCCAGGTCGTGCCCTGTACATCTTTCGAGCTTCAGGCGGAATATTTTGAAGATTACCACTACCGTAGGGTAAAATGATAGAGGCACTTGAACTCCACCTTCCAAAAGATCGTTTAGTCTTTTTGGTATCTTCTTCATCGTCACTTGATGCTCCTGTAATGTTATAGCTTGTATGGACTTTTCCTTCAGGAGAAAGTTCAATCTCAAGAAATTGTCTAACAAGCATGTCTGCTTTCTTGTATGCAAGAATTAAATTAAACACTGGGTTATCAGGAACAAGACGAGACAGTGTTCGTAAAGCATTAGCATCTGTTGTCATTGTTCGAGCTTCTGTAACTGACTTTCGCCTCTTGTACTGAATTGGAAGTTTTAAGTCAAAGTATAGAAGTTGCTGCATCTGCTTTGAACTATTGAAGTTGATCTCTCTTCCAATTACCTGATCAAGTTGAGTCTTTAAAGAAAGACGCTTCTCTGACCACTGGTCAATTAATTCTTTTTGCTTCTCTCTGTTGACTTCTATCCCTTGAAGTTGAAGCATCAGTGCGGGAGGAATTTCAGACATCTCAAATTCAAATGTCTTTCTGATACCTTGTTTGTCTATTTCCTTGTCAAGAACTAAAGCAATACCAAGTGTATTAGCTGCATCAGCCGGATTGTATATATCTGACTTTGAGCTATTCTTCCAAGGTGGAACATCCAAACAAACACTTCCAAGGAATCCAAGGTCTCGTGGAAGTTCTGGCCAGCAAACGTGGGCTGCGATCAACGTATCCATCCAGAGATTATCTACAAGAATATGTTGATTGTACCAAATGACTCCAATATCGTATGCTCCATTCTGCATGATAATCTTCTTACAAGCAACAAGCCTCGCAAATGTCTGCCAGAGAAGTAGTTCATCTTTCTCTGGAAGAGCTGGTGAACGACCTTTGAGTAAGAATATCGAGATACCAAAGTTCGGATCATGACTAAGACCAAGTTCCTCAATGTGACTTCCTGGTTGGACTGTCTCAACATCAACGGAGAGTTTATCCCACTCAGGATGTGCAATACACTCTTCCATGTAAGATATGAATTGCCCAACATCTACGTTAGGCATAAATATCTGCTTTGTCTCAGGTATCTCTGGAAAGTGAGAATGCCTTAACGCCTTACGAAGATCGAGTACTGTCTGGAAGTACAGCTTCCACTCATAATTAATTGCCTGTGGATGGTACGTTGCAAGTACCTTTCTTCCAGGGACAAGAGTACATGGTAAGATATAACCTCTAAAGTCGGAGATCTTCTTTTCTCCTGTAAGTGCCCATAGAGCAGTAGCTCCAAGAGCAACAATAATGTTTGGCTTGTAAAGTTCGATCTCTTCCTTAAGCTTCTGAATCCAAGCAACGAGATTTGGTTTAGGAATTGTGCACTTCTTATCCTCAAAGAAGTAGAAGATCTTATTTGCTGGTGGACGCTCTCGAGCGACGTTTGTAACCAAGCACTGGTATCTTGCTATACCTGCCTGACCAAGAAGGTTATCAAGAGTATGCCCAGCATATCCTTGAAATGGTCTTCCAGTTCTATCTTCCTCTTCTCCAGGAGCTTCTCCGACAAACATAATCCTGGCATCTAAAGGGCCTTCAGTATTTACTATCAATTTGATCTCCTTTCTATTATTCCTTCTTCCTCCAGCTGGACAATAAGTCCTTTATCAGGTCTGCTTGTACATACTGTTGGAAGTGCGTGTTCTATAGGATATGTCTCAGGAACTCCTTTCTTAATACCATGACAAAAACATCTGTCGAGTTTGTTATATACTGATAGAGTAGTTCCACATATCTTACATTCCATACTAACCCTCATAAAAATGTTTTGGTAGCCACAGACTTGAAGACATATTTACTTCATCAAAGTCAAACTTGTCAGCATCAATATCTGGTGGTATAACTGCAATATCATTCGACTCCTTCCTTGGCTTCCTTAGTTTACAACCTTTAATATCTACAATATCTTTCTTCAGTTGCTCGTTAGTCTTCTCAGACAAGAAGCGAACAACTCTGTGCTCTGCGACAGCCATGTTAATAGCTTCTTGTATAGACCAGATTTGTTCATACTTTGGTCTTTCCATTAATAATCTCCTTCCGCAGACGAAAAGCTAAGTCAATTCGTAGTAATGCCCAGTGCCGTTCTATATCATAATCTGTTACAAGTCTAACACTGATATTATCCTTTGTTACTACAAGTCCATTAAGTATCGGCTCAAGATAAAGCTTGCAGAAGATAATATGAGTATTATCGAGTACATGAATCTTACGCATGAATCTCTTAGCTGAAGCGTAAATGTTTTCTCCTTTTATAGGAGTTCTAAACGTACAGCAAAGATATGTTACCGGCATACCGTCACTGACAGATCTGTGAAGAGTTGAAAATCTCTTTGTTTGCTGCGCAAGTAAAGCTTTAATAAACTGCTTGCCGATACGTTCAAGATTAAGTTGTCTGCTCACTTGACTTTCCTCCTCTAAACTTAGCAATCCTTGCCACAGCTGTAGCGTAAGACTCTACTTTCTTCTCGCACCCAAGAACAAAAAGCTTCATCTGCAGACCTGCCTCAACCAGAGCGCCACTCCCCACACAGGGATCAATCATGTACTGCCCTGGCAAGCATGTTCTGGATATAAGTTCTTTACACAGCTCGACTGGCTTCTCAGCCTGGTGAGTTCGTTCAGAGGAAAGTACTGGATTACACTGAATCCAGTCCGGTCGTCCTTGCAACACAAGACAAGAGTCTGGCTTTCGAGCATATAAGATAAACTCATATGCAGCACTAAACCATTTCTCTGGTTGGTTATTTTGTCCTGTCTCCCGCTTGATCCAGATGACAGGGCGTGGGGCGACAATCCAACCAGCAGATGCCATTCGGTCACTGAGCCAACTGAAGTGACTGGGAGCACAGAAAATGTAAGCATGCCCTGTCGTTTTTGTGATTCTGTAAGATTCAAAGGCGAGTCGCTCAAGAAGAGCTTTAGCATAGCTCTCACTGTCATCGTAGGTAATCCCTGTTGTTGTAATGTCTCCACCAGTATCTCCTCCTACTGTCATAGCAAGATCGTGAATGTCTATCCCATAGGGTGGGTCAGTAAAAAATAAGTCAACTGATTCTGGAGGAATATTCTTAAGATATTCTTCAGCTGAACGGTTAACAAGAATCACTTCATCACTTCTACTGACTGTTTCTGCATATGTCTTTAGAGCTTCCATGTTTTTCTGAACTCTCTCAAGACCTTTTACTGCTTTCTTTATATCAGACTTTGTCTTGCACTCAGCAAGATTTGGGAATGCTTCAAGCATTGAGGCAATGTTCATTGCTTCTATAACTGTGCCTTTTGTCTTCCCAATGATGTCTGCTGCATCATTTAAAGTAAATCCTCCTTCTCTTCCTTGAGTCGGCTTACCGTAAATCTTTTGCTTGAGCTCAACAAGATCTCGAATTGCGAAAGCTTCTTCAGCAGGAGTCAGGGACTTCCTTTGAAGGTTCTCTTCAAGTTCCATCTCTCTCATAAGCAAAGGGTCAACAGTATCCTTATAACATACTCTGACTTTTCTTCCTCCAAGAATACAAGCGGCAAGCCTTCTTCCGCCAGCAATTAGCTCGTTGTTTCGATTTATAACGACTGGTTCTATCTGACCAAGACGTACCATAGACGCGAGTAAATCTTGTATCTCGCCAAGTTCTTTTCTGTGCCTTGGCAGCTCCTCATTTACCTTAACTTCTACAGGATCAATCTCAAAGATTAAACCCTCATCAACCTTTAACGAGGTGGATTCCATTCTTAGCTCCTTCTTCAGTAGTAGATTTAGTTTCAAGATCAAGATCTGTTTGAGCTATTTCAGGTTGTTCAGTAAGTTGATCAACAACTATAACTCCTTCTTCCTCTACCTCTCCTTCTTTCAGTGGAATTGATTCAATCTTTGGAGCAGGAATAAGAATGAGCCTACTGAAAGATTTTTCTACAGATTCAGCATAGAAAATCTTAGTACCTATTGTAGCAAGATACTTCTTACCATCCTGATCATGCAGGAGTATCTGGTAGTATTGATGCCCAAGATCAGAGTTGCCTTTAAAGATTCCATCAGCCGAAAGTAACTTATCTATTTCCATTACTCATCTTCCTCCTCGTCAAAAGTGTTGTCGGTTAATAATGCTGTTCCATCATCCTCTTCCTCAACCTCAGCCGTTGCTCGTAGAGCAAGCATGTCCTTCTGCTTTAATCCAAGCATTTTCATCAACGCTTTCTCCTCATCAGAAAGGTCAATTTTCGACCTATTAACTGATGATGTAGTCATTCGTCGTTTAGAAGTTGTTGCTGGCTTTGCAAGTTCTTCTGCTCGGCGTAAGCGATAAGCAGAGATAAATTCTGCCTGACGTTCTGGGGTTGCTGTTCCAAAGTTCTCGTAAAGATCTTCAAGTCGCATTTAGTCACCTATGTCGATCTGGTCAGATACTTTCTTAATGTCCTTAGCATGTTTGAAGGAGATAGTTATATCACCGTTGAAATCTGGGTTAATTCCAGTTCGTATATAAAGTCCTCCAGAGAAGTTATCTCCTGGCTTTCCTATAGTGTAGTGTCTCATGTGCTTTCCTTTATATCCTTCGTCAAGCACTGCATTGAGTACAATCTTCTGTTCTGACATTTGTTCCTCCTATCTTTCGTACTTACTACATCCACTACGAGTGATTTCAATTTCCCAGAATGGGTCTCCTACTTCTTCGAGGTTGTCATTTAGCCTTTGTGTTTTTACAACCTCAGCACTGGAATGATTTAGCAATATACAGTCAGTTCTACAATGACCTTTAATTAAAGGACAAAAGATCTGTAGTCTATCTGCAATATCTTTTTCACCAGAAGCGTTGTTATACTCTTCTGCACCTACGATTGCTTCTTCTTTAGTCATCTTTATTCCTCCTTTAGTCTAAGTGCATTTCTGCGATTTTTAAAGCAAGTGTAGCTACTTGAATAGCTTCCTTAACAATTAGTTCTTTTGGTGCGCCTCGATAATAATGTTCTGATATTGCTTCTGCAAGCTCGCCAAGTTCTTCTGTTGTATAGGTTAGCCATTCAAATGGTGAGTGTGTTTGTACTCCCCACTTAGTTAGTTGGTGCTGGTTTTCTTTGTCTATCATCTCATAAATACGAGGATCAGCTAAGCACTTGTCAGTAAGTTCCATACTACACCTCGAGATCGTCAAAGATAATTGGAATTTCTTGTTTGACTTCCTTGAGAAGAGGAATCATTACTTCAGACATCTGAGGGTGTGGTGTTCCAGAAGTACCAACAGCACGAAGTTTAAAGATGTGTCTCCATTCCCTGAAGTTTGCTGTTGCAACAATTTCAGTCTTTAAACTGTTGGGAAGAACTGATCGTGCTTGCTGAGGAGACCATCCAAAATGCAGTAAATTAACATACTGATTCTCAGCCATTAGCATAGAATCAGCCCATATATTAGTAGGCATATCTTTTGATCTTGGCCATGTTCCAATATACTCTCCTGGATTTATATCTACCCAAGGAGGAATAATGAAAGTTACTCCACCTGAGTAATTACAGTACCGTGTGCTCTCCTGAGAGAAAGCCATCAGTCTATGTCTGACAAGTTCATGAGTTACTCCTCGATCAACTATAAATCTAACTGAAAGCATTGAATGCTCAAGTACTGACTCATGTCCTCTCTTAAGTATTCCTCTTATAAATGGAGTAAGAGATACTTCAGTCATCTTATCCTCTGATTTGTAGCAAGTTCTTCCAGCTTTCTCAATTAATGAAAGATCTGTCCAAGATTCTATTGCATAGTCTGGTTTTATAAGATTCATTTTATTCTCCTGGTCGGGGTGGGAGGACTCGAACCTCCGACTTCTTGATCCCAGGTCAAGCACGCTACCAACTGCGCCACACCCCGAACTGCTAAAGGTTAGATGTAATCTACGAGTTTCTTTTCGTACTCAATAAGTTCTGGCTGAAATTCACTCTTACACCTGAAGATCTTAGTTCCAGTCTTAGTTAGGTCAAGATCAGCAATGATGTTGAGTACATCTGGAATATTAAGATTAATACCATCACTATCCTTCTGCGTACCCCAAGCTTTTCTGGCTCGTGCAATCGCTATACGGCGACCTTCTTTCTTGTCAATTCCATCTCGAATACTGCAGATTGACATCCCGCGAGCATGAGTCTCACCATCTGACAGTAAACATACAGTAACTCTCGGATTCCCTTGCTTGTCTCTCACGTAGTAAAAGAATGCTCTCTGTTGGTGCTCGTCCATTTTCCTTCTCCTTTCAAGTAATTTAAATGAGGACCAGCCAACATATTGGGTGTAACCACTAAAGCACTATTACCTTAGCAGCCTTCGCTGGTCCTCACAAGTTAGTTACTTAGTCTATCTCCTCCAGTCTTTTTATTAGCAGTCTTCGTTCAGCAATAAGGTCATTCTTATATTTATCAACCTTATTGATTTCTTCTTCCAAAGCTGCAATCTGCTCCTTGGTTGTTTCCTTTAACTGTCCAACCCGTTTCAGTCTCATGATTTCCTCCTTACTTTGATTGTGATAACTACCAAAGAGGGAGCGGAGAGTCCGTCGTTGCGTCTGGGCGCTGTTATAATCTCGGTGCTCTCCTAACAAACTACACTCCCAAACTAAGTAGCAGAGGCAGGACTTACGTCACCTGACTGCCTGCTCAGATCTTGTCTGCGAGCTTATGTACACTTGGCTCCTCTGCTACGATTCTTAGAACATCTTACTCTTTCTGGCACCGTTGACAACATTCCTGAACCTCCCCAGGTACTCATCAACATCAACATCCAGATCAGCTTCAACACCAATCCAGTGCTGCTCCGCCAGAGCAGTGGCGATCTTTGCTGGCGTAGACATATCGACTTCAAGAGCCTTCTGGAAATCCATCAGCATATTAATCTTACTCTGACGTTTGTTGTTCCTTCCAGACTTTGTCATCTCATTCTCATCACCAGGTTTCGGCAGCCAGTTTCTGTAATACACATGAGCATTGTCAATAGGAGTTTCACCGTCTGACATTGCTCCACCGTTGTCGTGCAAGCAGAAATCCCATACGATACAATACTTGGCTGCTTCGTACTTAACCTTCGTGCATACGCCGTGGTAAGTACCTTTTGGAATCAGAGGATCGGGTTTATACTCATCATCAACATCGAAGTTGACGTCGCCTAACCCATCTTCATTCTCTCCTGACAGGTCTCCAGGATAGTCTCCTGCATCTTCTTCAAAAGGATCTGGTCCCAGATCTTCTGCCTTCTGTTCCTGCTCTTCTGCTGCTTTTTTCTTACTCATGAGTATCTCCTAAAGTTTTTTCATTGGTGCTGCTTGGGTTGATGTAGTTGTAGACTTTTTCTTCTTTCCTGTTAGGTATGCGATGAGCTCAGAGTAGTCGTTTTCTATCAGGTCGGGTAAAAGTCTTGCCTTGCCGCTCAAACGAGACCTACCATGATTCCTACCAATAGGTACTGTTTGCAGATACCACTTTGTTTCACCTCCTTCACGTTTATGTGTGTGATAGTAAACTTCATGAAAATAAGCAGGTACATCAGCAGATAGCTTTCCCGTTAAGCTGGGCTCAACGCCGATCACTGCACCTTCTTCATCCTTGATAGTCTCAAGATGAGCAATGAGTATGAGATTACATTCCAGATTAAGAAGCTGGCGTAACCTGCCTTCCATAAGGTTCTTCACCATTCCATAGTGAACATTCCAGATTGGGCCACCAGTAGGACTTCTCTTTCCATCTAACTGCATAGCCTTCTCCATGCATAGATCTGTCATTGCAGATACATTATCTACAATAACTGTTTGGTACTGTCCAGGAAGCTGTCTTCCTTCTTCATCTGGCATCCTTACTCCAGTTGTAAGACACTTCTTCAACTTCCCGAAGTCCAGTTCATACTTCCCCCAGCCTTGAGCAGAAACTTCATACTGCTCATAGTCGAAGTCAAGTCCTTTGTAGGAAATTATCTCCTGACCGAAGTCAAAGATAAATCCTGGAGTTGGAAAGCTTGAAGCGAAGGTAGACTTTCCCTCACCACTCTCTCCCACTGACATGACCTTCAACCATTCAGTGTTTACATTTACGTTTTTTGCGCTTGGCATTTTAGACTCCTTATATAGTTCCTTTAACAATCTTTGCGATTTCCTCTGTTGTTGGCTTTAGTTTACCAAAAGCCATACAAGCAAAGTGCGCAACCTTAGCCATATCTCTAAGAGTCTCAAGCCGGCCACGACTGTTGGTATCTATTCTGTTAGCATATCTTTTTACCGAGTCCATACACTGTGCTGGAGTCCAGACTTCAACTGGATCATTCGGAGCATCTCCATACTGCGGGACAGTGTAGTTCTCTATATGAGATGAAACTATCTCACTGAACACCCACCACTCAGTTCCTCGTTTACTCATCTCATACCTCCATTAACTGAGTTGCTTCCATGTCAGCCAGAGTAAGAATAGCTAACAGTTTTGACTTCTTCTGAGCTTCTGCGAAAGCATACTTCTGGTACATTCCGCCTGGATCAAGATCGAAAGCTCCCATATGCCAGCGAATAGCCAGCGACTCTTCAAGTGTGAGCTTAAAGAACTGGCTCATAATGAACAAGGATTTCTCTCCATGCCCAAGTGGAAGTTGATCTTCGATCTGGTAGTTTGGAACATAAGGAGGAATTATCATTCCCTTCTTGTACGTCTTCAGCATAAAGTCAATGAGTGTTCCGACGTAAGCTTTATTTAGCTTTAAAGGAATTTTCTCTCCAGCCTTAGCCATTAACGATGTTAAGTACCTCATCTGTGCATCAGTAGGTCCTTCATCTACTGGCTTGTAGAAGTTTACCTTACAGAGGTCGTGTCCTATAGCAGCAAGGATTACACTATCTTCAGGACAAACTCTTTCATACCTCTCGTTAATTTCAAGGGCGCAGTGAGTTACATTAATTGTATGCTCTACTAATCCACCTTCACAAGGAAGATGAAACTTCATACTACACGGAGCTGTATAGAAGTCAGATTCATCAAGGAATCTTGTAAACTCCACAACTCCTTCTCTGTGTACATCTTTAAGAAATCCAACTATGTTGTTTCTCATTAAACCTCCTTAAACACTCATTAAAGGTAGTGGTGATGTGCTCAAGAGAACTCTTTCAGCGCCAAGTTCCTTCTTTATCTTTGCTACGAACTCGTCCTGAGTTTTAAAAATATGGAGTGATCCATCATAAGTTAAGGCGTAATGATTCACTACCAAGTCAAGACAAGTTATCACGAGGGTAAACTTCAGCCGAGTAAGTAAGTAATCACTTTGGACTGCATACCTCAGCAGATCCAGATCAAGGAGACTCCGTCTGAACTTTCCTTGAAATCCTGAATCAAAGTTCTGCTCGTAAGGATTAGTATCAATCCTATGAGGAAGCATCTCGTTAGTCATTGGGCCGTTGCCATGTCTGGTCTGATACGCCCTGGTTACGACATATATATCTGCAGGGCCAACACCTTCAAGAGTAGAAGGATTAATTGTTCCTGTATTTCCTCTTGTTACATGAGGAAAGAATCCTATGTTCTGATCAAGCAGAAGTCCCTGACTGCCCTCAAAGATAAACCTGTCGTAGGCACACTTGTCTATGTCAGGCATCTTGCTTACCTTTATAATACTTTTTGTTTCGACGAGTTCCTGGCAGTGAGAAAGAAATCCCTTTATGCCGTCGTCAAACCCATAGTAGGTTGACAGCAGTTGCATCTTGATCTTAAGAACAGTAGGATTATATAAGTCTTTAACGAGAAGTGAATGATGATCTTCCTCTCTTTTAAACGTCTGTCCGATACCTACTCCACAAGTTCCATGCTCTCGCGTAGCAGCATTGTTCTTGTTAGCTACTTTCTCTAAGCAGGTTGTTACTGGACAGCACTCATTAAGATAAAGAACTGGGTCTACGCCTTTAGTCTTGAGCACATCAAGCTCATTCAGAATTCCAACTGGATCGACGGTACAGAACTGTGACCAGTACGAATCAAATCCTTGAAGCGCACCGCTTCCAAAGTTCGAGAATACGTGGTCAAGTTTATTGCTGAGTACAACATGATGCCCAGCCTGATGACCGCCACAGAATCTGATGACTAACGGATTCTTAGAATGAGAGCAAAGATAGCTAACTACTTTACCCTTGCCCTCATCTCCAAATCCGCAGCCAATAACGATTTGGCTGGGTTTCATAACATCATCTCTTCTTTGGCTTTACCTGAAGCAATCGTCACAGGAGTCTCTTGACTCGACGACTTCGGAAGACTTATAGAGTTCAATACCAACGAAGAGATGATGTGTGCTACGTCAGTCTTTCTTTCAGCAACAATAAGATTATCAGCCAGAAGCTGTCTCCAGCCATCAATAGTTCTCTGTCTACTGCCGGCAGACGTTTCGTGAATGTGAATATGAAAGCAATGATACATTGCCTGTGCTGCAGAAAGTAGAGACGCTGCAGTATAAGTCTCATACTGTCCATCACCCATCATTCTCTGCAAAAACCTTGAAGGAACTTCTGTCAGGACAGGTTCATCTCCAATAGTAAACAGAATTCCTTTCTTACCACGTTTCTCCAGACAATCAATAGCCGTATGCTTCGCGGCGAAGTACCAGGCAAGAAGATAACTTTCACCATCATTTCCTCCACCTCCGCCTTCCAGAAAAATGTCAGTCAACCATTTGTCAAGCAGCGCATCACTTGACTCGAACTGACCAACCTGTAATGGAGCCTGATCACATTCATGATCTCCGATTCCAAGGAACAGAACCTGAGGATCAGGTACACCGGCCTGAATAATGTTAGCCATGATAGTGACAATACCTTCCTTCACGAGAAAGTGAGGTACTGAACCCATCGAGCCAGTAACATCCAAGGCAATGACAATAGCTACTGAGTTTGGGTGTTCAGCCGAATCGCGGGATTCTCTTACTCTGACACCGTAAGGATTCATGGCACTGTTAATGCTCCGCGAAGTAAAAATTTCTTGTGTTGACTTCGTAGTATAGCCAAGAGTAGACGAACGAAGTGTTCTGTCAGTAATAGAATATGCTCCTCCTCCCATGACTACACCTCCTCCCCAAAGAGATATTTATATCTCTTCTGAGCAATCTCCAGTTTGATAGACTCATTACGAATCTTGACTCCAAGCTCAACATCTTTGGCGACATACTCAGCACTTTTGAAGTCACTTGCCAACATCAAACTGATTGAGCTGGTAGGAGAAAGATCAAGCATGTTTTCCTGCTCACGCTCCATCTTCTTAATCGAGACCATAAGATCTTCGATCTGTCGCTTGTACAGAAGCTGTGTATCTTCCGCAATCGCAGTAGCTCTGTCGTTACGAATCTCCTTGTTATTTCTTTTAAGAGAAGCTACGAAAGCTCCCTGATTGTTCAATATATCCTCAGTCATTTTCTTCTCCTTTGTCTTAGTCTACTTCCTCAAGAACGTCCCAGAATTCCTCGTGGAAGCCCTCAAGGTTTAAGTCCTCAAACGGACAATGTTGCTGACAAAGTCTCAGATATGGACATGCTCCATACTGATAACAGTTGTCAAAACTCTGCGTCCAAATCCCATTCTGCTTAGACATTTCTATATCTCGACAGGTGTCTATGAATGACATCTTCCAAGCAGAAATATCATTGTCAGTATAGAGTTGTGGAACTCTCCGGAAGTCGAACCGAGTACTTCCATACTCTCCTGTCTTCTTAGACTTGGTCGCTCCAATATAGGCGAACGAGCACAGACAGCCACTCGGCTCAAACTCCAGAACTCTTTTCCCTGCATACGAGTACCCAAGCAACTGTGGACTCCTATTTGCTTTCGCAATAACCTGATCCAGAATCCAGCCAGTTGTCTTGAAATCCCATATCCAGTTCATGTGATCCATCTCAACGCAAAGATCTATCTTGCCCGTAAAGACAACAGGAGGAAGCAGTTTCAATAGCTTCTCCTCAGCCATATTCTCTGGCTCGATTGGGCACTCAAACTTTCGCTCCGTAGACAAGATCTTGATATAATTCCTGTCCTCAGCGAAGAAACTTAGATATGCGTTGAAAGCATCGACTGCAGTATTGAAGTTTTTGTAGTCGTCAAAGTACTGCTTCTTTGAAGACTCACTATCCCACTTTACTTTTCCAAGTTCAAGACCGGCTGATATAGCTTGAATAAACTCTTGCTGATCTTTATGCCAGCCATGCTCTTTAATCCACTGGTGATATCCTTCCTGAATACCATGCCAAGTTACTCCATACCGTAAAGCAGTTGACCCGAAGTTTGACTGCAGCCCCATTATATGCTGCAGAAAATACTTCATCTTACACTGCCGGTATGTAGATCTTTTTGTATTGTCAAGAATAATAGGTTCGCTCATGAATCCTCCGATCAGGAAAGGTGGGGATAGAAGGCACTTAATCCTCCCATCCCCACGTTGTTCAGAATGGTCAATAATTGACCAAAAGACTTAATTGGAACTAAGCAATCTTGACGCCGAGCTTTTCCAACAGTCCTTTGAACACGACCTTCTGAGCCTTTTCCGTCGCAGTACCCTCCGGCATAGCTGCGTACAGAGCCGCAAGATCGTTCTTGCTGATCTTCTCTGCAGCCGGCGCACGAACAGACCAGTCACCCTTCATCAGACCTTCGGCAACCTTGTTGATCGAATCAACAGCTTCTTTGCCTTCTTTGCCAGCTGCCGCATCACCAAGCTTATGCCCCAGACCGAACGGGCCAAGGTTCTCCTGAATGTTCTTGGGCAACTTGGCGAAGTCAAAGGTCAAAGTCGTGTTGGAAACCGCTTCGACAATCGTCACAACAGTTCCGTTAATTGACTTTGCCAGTTTCTTTTTCTTCGGGGCTGCCGTAGGTTTCCCAGCTGCTGCCACTGCGGACGCTGCCTGTGCTACTCCTGCTCCTGCTACTTTTGCATCTTCTACCATTTTACTTCTCCTTTTCTTTGTTACGGGTTAAAGTTAAATACTACCTCCGACACGCTTTGACTCACCTTGCCGAACCTTCTTTCTTACTTCCTCCTTTCTAACTTCTTTCATGTACCATTTAAGTGCTGCAGTGACTAACTCCGACAATGAAAGTTTATACTGGAAAGCAAAGTTCCTTATATCTTCATGCTCCTCAGCGCTTACTGCGGCTTGTATATATCTGATACTCATTATACTTTCTCACTTTCCTGAATGTAAGCCAGCACAGCTTCAGACCAGCCATCAATGTGAGTCCAAGGCCCGTAGCCTATTCCGTTCTGGTAAGTAGCTACATTAATAACGTAGCCTTTTGCACCAGGAAGAGGCTGTGAAATAGACTGGTGAGACTGCTCATCAGTAAGAATGATAACTCGATCGTAGCCAAGTCCTGCTGCAGCAGCTACTGCGTGCTGAGTATTAGTGCCTCCTTGCTGCGCGCCCTTGTACAGAGCATCTCGAAGAGCAAAGCCTCTTCTTGCTGGTACAAGGAAAGTATCATTACTGAATACCAATACCTCACACCTTTCACACAGCTCTCTTGCAAGGATTGCCAGTGCCGAAGCAGCCTCAAATCTATCAATCTCAGATCGATCCGAAACCTTTGTACCGAACATAGAACCACTTCCATCAACGATGAGTACAGTCTTACCTGGAAGCTTTTCCATTCCATCAGTACACTTCAACATGGCTTCCTCAATCCACGCCTCCCACTGTGGAGCATACTTCGCAGCAGCAATAAACCTGAAAGGAAGAATCCTCTCAACCTTCATTCTTAAGAAGGCATCATGTACGAGTTCTGGATCAACTCCAGCTTCGGACATATTCCGAAGATTTCTAAGAAGCGCAAGACCTCCAAGCTTGTTCTCACAAAGCAGTCGTTCCCACGAGTCTTTGTTAGACTTATTCTTAGAGATCTCCACTTCCCAGGTGTCTGGAGTGACTAAGGTCTTATTGATCAGTCTCTTCCACAATGCCTCCTGTTCGTCATCCTTTGGCTTAGCATGACAGAGAAATAAAACATCTCGAAGCTTGATAGATCCGTCTCTGTCGTACTTTGACAACTGATACTCGTTGAACTTCTGAAACGCAGCAGCCAGTCCCTTCTTTACTTGAGCAGACAGAGGTGATTTCTTCCTTGTCTTCTCACCTTTCCAGTAGATAGCAAGGAACTCAGCTAACTCATCCGGTCGCTGAATTACCCTCCCCAGAGTGTCAGCAACAAGATACTTGTGAGTTGTGCCAAGCCTTGCCATCTCCCGGACGATAAGTAAAGGAACGTGTCGAAGCTTAAACTTCTCTCTGGCCTCCACCGCAAGAGAAGCAACCTTCGGAGCTGATACGCTTGAAATTGTCTGAATGATTCTGTCAGCAACTGATTGTCCGTCTTCATAGAATGTATCCTCCCAAAGCATACACGCGCAGACGGATCGACGAAGCTGAAGTTCAGGATTAATCATCTGAGCTTTAGCTCCTTCATGAGTGAAAATTGGAGTTGATCCTGTAGGAACATTTAATCTTGCCATACTACTTCCTCCTTTAGTTAGTTGTTATGTCTGGAGAACTTCCGAACTCAGTCTAAATAAGGAATTTCACCTTAAGTACTACATGGGATCGAACCACTATAACCGAAGTAACTGAATCCTACGCTACCAGATTTATTTGTATCGGGAACTGACGACCTCAGCTTTTTCAACACACCAAGTATAGAAGTATCTGAAGCCTACGCCACGATATGCTTACTATGCGAGGAACAATACGACTACGGTGTCTTTCATATGCGCGAAGTAACCGTCGTCTACGCCATCGCTTTAATTGAGTTGGAAGGATACTGGACTCGAACCAGCACCACGTCATTAACAGTGAAGTAACCATCACCTACGCTACAGTCACCTGAGAAAAAGCGGCAAAGGAAATTTTCGTGCTCTACCTTTAAGCTAATCCTTCCATATCTGGCGGGGAGATTGTTGACAGAAGTATCTAAGTCATTCGCTACATTTCTGAGAATAATCTGACTAAGGCTTTTCTTAGTCTCCCCATAGATTACATTGTGAAGTGGTCTTGGACTTGAACCAAGGACATTAAGCACCAATGAAGTATCTCGTCTGTACGCTACATTTCTGAGATCAAACCAGTCGAGGCTTTTAACTTACGCTCTACCAACTGAGCTAACCACTTCACATTTTAAAAGAACATTAAACTTGGTATGATAAAAACTCTTTTAAAAGCCCAGAAGAAAAACTTTTCTCTAACAGAGAAAGGATTTTCATGTTTGCCTCTACGGTTAAATACTTAGTTAATTCTGGTATAAGCTCTTCTGCCTTTTTTATACCTATTTTAAGCTTTGTCGGCTCTATTACCTCATTACCAGGAATATATTTTGCTGTAACAACAGTATTAGCAAACACATTTACTATAACTACTTCTGCAATCTTTGACGCACAAGACAGGTGCTTCTTTTTTATATGAGCACAAGCTCCATCAGTTGTTACTTCATAAAATGTTCCAAGCTCTGGGCAATAAAAATCTGGTCTGTAATTACAGTCTACAATTATAAACGGACTGTAAATAAGTTTGTGTTTAAACTCTTTAGCAAACATCGTCTCAGTCTTATTCATCTATTCAACTTCATCATTTATTTGTTTATATAATACCACGTCATGATGTAGTTGTCAAACTATTTAATGTAGGAATGACAACTATAATGTAGGGAAAAACTCCGATATCTCGTCATCCGTCAGGCCATTTAATGCCTCTTCAATCTCTTGTCTTTCCTTTTCATCCCGAAGCATGAGTCTTATCATGCGTTTTCTCTCCGGATCAATAGTGATCTTTGAGAAGCTTCCTTTCTCATCTCGGAAGAAGGCAGTAAACGGGGCGCGATACTTCCTTTCTAAGACAACGTATTGTCTCATGTCCATTAGAGTCTTGTTGATAAAAATTTGACTTGCAAGAACAGGTTCAATCTTTGACCAGAGTTCTCGTTCTTCTTCAAATTCGTTAGCCAAAGCAGTTTGTTCTTTCTTGTCAGCAACTCGAACAAAGATAGCCTGGCCGACTTCAAGTCTCTTTGCCTGTTCAAACCAAACAGCAGAAATCTCACTCATGAGTCTTATCCTCTGGAAATATTAAGTCTACTTCTTTTGCAAACTGTTCAGGATTAGTACGAGAAAGATCTATTAACCTTTCTGCCAGCTCATTTCCCTCGATAGCGCATGTTGAAAGAGCTTCAAGAATAAGTGATATTTCAGTCGAAGTCTTCATATTGGCCTTCCTCTATCTTCTCTTCGCTCACAACGAAGTACTCAACATCATTATACGCTTCGTCCCGAACATAGTTAGCAAAGTTTATATCTACTAACTCTGAATCCCTTTCCACCATCACATCTGCTGCAGGATGTTTCTCCAATTCCTTAATCAAATCTTCAGCCTTCATCTTCTCCTCCCTTTTCTTTCTTCTTGTGAATTGTTCGCTTCTTTATTACTTCCTTCGGCTGAGCAAAAGAGTGGAAGTTTATAAGCATTTGAATAAGCTCCTCCTTCTCCTTTTGCATCAGTGTCTTCACGCACGCCCAGCAAGTACTGACACTCGTAGTGAATGTTTCCATCTCATCAAGAGTATCAAGTACTGTAATACCTCTTGGATCAATCTCGCTATCCTTAATCCAAGCTCCATCGAATCTCTTGGCCATTTTTATGAGCTGAATTGTTTCCGTCTTACACAGTTTACATTGAGTCTTGGCCCTGACTGTTTTGTAGATCGTTGGTGCTGGAACCGTCAATCCTATTTGCTTCATCAACTCCAGTTCTTCCTTTGTAAACTCCATTCTCAGCCTCCGCAAAGTAATTGAATCCTTCAATCTTAAACAGCGTTAGTAAGTGTAATGCCTTTCCGTACTTATGGAGTCGAAGCATTTTCTCAGCCTTCCTCAAGGCAAACTCCGAAGTGATAGGATAAGTATATGCCTTTCCGTTTATGGAGACTGTTACTTCTATCACTCCGAAGCAGTCCTTGATTTTGGACATCAGACAAATAGTCATTTTTTGACCATTCTTGGACATTAACAAATTACCTCTTCGAACTCTGTAGAAATAACTGCATCCTCGATCAGCTTTATAACTTTCTCTATATCACTTCCATAGAGTGTAGTTACAAACCATCGACCATCGCTGAGTGGGTAGTGGTATAGATGCTCAGCACCATATCCATAACTAAGACTGACACAGTGTTCTGTAAGATGCATTGATGTCTTCCATGGAAATTCCATCTTGAGTCCGGATTTCTCAGCAGCATCTCTGAGAACTGGATCTGGGTCATAGTCAACAGCAATATAGCTTATTAACCGAGAATAAGACTTTTCCTGCCCTCGTTCCATATACCTAGTTGTAAATGGATTCAGTAAGTTATCTCTCAACGCTTCTCGAAACTTCTCCAAGACTTCAGGAGTATTGTTCTTCGGAAGCATTGAAGCCAGAGTCATTGTCTGTAAGTACTGCATTGTCATCGGCTCACTGTTTCCGATATTATCGTACTTTGGCTTACTTAGCATTTGGACCCACAAGTCCACTGCTTTATCAATAATTATATGGTTTGGTATGTACTCTTTCATTATTTATTCCTCCGATAAGTCCCACAAGGGACGAAGTTTAATTACGCTTGGCATCCTTGGCCTTTCTCTGCTGCCATACTTCTGATATTTAACAGTTGCTGGTCGTCCGAGTAACGATTGCCGTACTGTCCATATTTGAAGTCTATCTGCTGCTGTAAACCCCTTACCAGGTGCTGCACTAAACGAGTGTTCCCAAAGAGGAGATCTCAGAATAAACGCTCCGAGTGTTCCTTTAGGAATCATATTCTCCTGTTTGTGACTCCTCTTGCTCAGTCCAAGCTCATTAACTTCTTGCTCGTTCTGATTCTCCAGTGCCTCCTCAAAGCCTATAATAACAGCTTCACACTCAACAAACGGTTTACGCTTGAAGATATTCATCTCTTTAAAGGTACATCTGCCCTCCTTGTACCTTCCATTTAAGGAGCGTATCATCGCGCCCTCATACCCAGATTCCAGCATAATTCGTTCATACTCCTTAACATCATCTGGATTCTTGAGAAGGCTTTGTGGAAGTACAACTACTCTACTCCAACTATAGAGATGATTTTTTAGCAGCCACCTTTCATCATAGGTGAGAGATTTATTACTGAAATTATCAAAGACATAGAACTTAAAATCCGGCTCCCCGTCAAAGCGTCTAACTGGACCAGAAGTATTGTGGAAGGCATCTGGGGTGTTTGGTGGTCCAACTATAATCTCTCCATCCAGACCCGATAACCAGGGATAGTTGGCAAACTCCTCACAGATAAATCTATTCATAAATGGCTTCATTGAACTGGTTAAGGGGCTTCCATTAACGACAGTACATCTGAAACCGTCCAGCTTTGGACTGGCAACCAAGGGATAAACCAGCTTGTCAAGATCTTCATCCTGCACCGGATCAGTCGGTGCTTTCTGTGGACGCTTTAACATTTACTACTCCTTTCTCAACGTTCATAGTAATACTCTTGTCGTACTTCCTTGACTGATTGCAGATATAAACGCTCCGCTCGAAGAAGTCAATCTCAGCAATAATCTCATTGAGGTAGTACTGAAACTTCATCAGCCTACCTTTAACTCGCTTGATTCTTCTGAGTGTTACGGCGCGTTTTGCAGCGGCGGCTTTTGGAGTCATTCTCTACCTCCTTTCCGTCCTTAACAAGATACTTTACTTTGCTTGGCCTCTTCGCCCGTGGCTTAATAACCTTCGGTGGAGTAGGCGGGTGGTAGAAAGACTTCCTAAGTCCTATCACATCTTCTTCATAAATCTCAATGATTATGACTCGCATTTAGGAAACCTCCCTATCTCATTCCAAGCCTTTCCTTTGTGGTTTAGCCACTTTGAAGCCTGACGACGAGAAGGATTTGTTCCTACTTTCTTACACGCATCGAGGAACTTATTGTCTTGCGACTTCAGGAAATTCACAACTCTTCCTTCCAAACGTTTCCTCATTGTCTTATCCTTTCATTGAAACAGTTTATCTAACCAGTAAATACCTAAGAAGAACGCCACAACTAACAGCCAATTTAACAGCAGTCGCTTCCATAACATCTATCATAATCCTTTCCAGAATGGTCAATAAATGACCCGCAAGTGAATTACTACTCTTCAGCTGTCAGTGTGACTTTCAGTTTCTTCGGGTAAGGATTCGGCAGTGCTGACTTCATAACATAGATAGATGTTACTGCTGGATTCTCCTGCGTTGTCTTGTAGCACACGGAGTGTTTCTTGGCCTCAAACTTATCAAAGATAACTACTTGTTCCATTGTCTCCTCCTATCTCAGTGTTTCGCCAACCTTCCCGCCGGGAAAGTAGCTTGGGTTAAAATCCTTCGATGCGTAGAGAAAAGCCCACTTCGGTCCAAAAGCAGCAAACGCCTTTTCTCTTGCAGCATCCGCGTCAATCGCTTCAATCTCAATCCAGTGATGTCTTAGTGGATGAGCTTGTCCAAACGTAATCATAAAGATCATGCTACACCTCAGTGTGTTGTTACTTGTGCTGGTTTAGTGAGAAGATCAAGAAATCCTGACGAAGCAATCTCAACTGTAAGTGCTATCGACCTGAGAATTCTCGTCTCTCTGTTGTGTATAAGGCCGAGAATTCCTACAAGGACTAAAGCAGTTAGATTCTGATCGAAGCTGTGAAACTCTTCTATCAGCGACACAAGCTTGTCTTCCAACTCAGCCTGTTTGATCTCTATACTTCGCTGCTCCTCGTCTGTGCACATAGTGAGTATGTGTGGCCTACACTCTACACAGTGTGCTTTGAAGCTTGCCAGCTCACGTTGAATATCTGTTTCTTTATCTGTCTTCTTGTTCACAGTTCTTCCTCCTATTCCAGGTTAAAAGTTTACAAGTCTTGCCCTTTCGCTTAAAGAAGTAAGTGATCGAGCCATTAACCTCTTTCCCGAAGGCACTGCCAACCCCATGATACTTCATTGCCTCCACTACAGCTGCCTTCTCTTCTTGTGACCACTGCTCTGTCTCTTGTAACTGCTGCGTTGGACTGTGATGAACTTGCAGCCAAATTAAACCAAGTGTCCACAGGAACAAGAACAGAGC